CCGGTAGATCCGGTATTTCCCGTTGGACCCGTTGGTCCTGTATTACCGGTATTACCCGTTTGTCCTTTTTGACCTTTTGCACCAACGGCACCCGTGTCACCGGTAGTACCTTTTTGCCCTTTATCCCCTTGTGCGCCGGTGGTACCTATTTCACCTTTTTGTCCTTTGTCACCGGTGCTTCCCGTAGTTCCTTTTTGTCCCTTATCACCTTGAACACCTTGCGAACCAACTTCGCCTTTTTGTCCCTTGTCACCTTGAATACCTTGACTTCCGGTTGTGCCTTTTTGTCCTTTATCACCGACTTCACCTTTTTGCCCCTTGTCGCCGGTAGCACCGGTATTACCTGTGATTCCTTGAATACCTTGTATTCCTTGTTCGCCCTTTTGACCCTTATCGCCAATTTCGCCCTTTTGTCCTTTGCTTCCTTGTATTCCTTGATCGCCTTGTTGTCCCTTTTGACCTTTGTCACCCGTAGTACCTATTTCGCCTTTCTGACCCTTTTCACCGGCTTCGCCTTTTTGACCTTTAGATCCGGTAGGACCGGTCACCCCGATCTCACCTTTTTGTCCTTTTAGACCCGCACTAGGACCTTGCCAAACACCGCTACTATCTACGATCTTTGTATTGCCTATATAAAATTCCGTTGCTTGTAATGGATTGTCGGCGGTCCATCTATCGTTTGTTTCATTCCATACAAATTCAACGTTAGAAACCGAACCCCTTTCAACTTCTATACCGGCATTTTCCGAAGGTGAATCACCGGTATAATCACTATTTAAAGTAATCTTGTTATCGGCTACGGATAGGGTTGCGGTGTTGACTACCGTTTGGGTACCCGAAACGGTGAGGTTTCCCGATACGACAACATTGTTAAATGTGACGTTATCACTTGTGCCTACCGCTTGACCGATTGATAAAGTAATATCATTACCGGAAGCGGCGGAACTAACACCCGTGCCACCTTTAATACTTAATGTTTCGGAAGCTAAAGTTATTGATATATTTGAAGATCCATCGGATACCGCCAAACTACCGGAAGCCGATACTTGTGAATCTACATATGCTTTTATAGATTGTTGGGTAGCAAGTGCCGTAGCACTATTTGAACCCATATTATCTTCATCAAGAATAGTAGAAACGGTAGCACCGCCAACGTTAAAGGTAAGTTCACGGACCTTCGTTGTGGGGGATCCATTTTGTGTAGATACGGTCCAAAATCCATTACCCGAATCGTAGATTAAAGCACCACCGTTATCGCTTGAAGCAAGTGTTATATTATTTACACTTTTACTTAGAATTTGGTTAGGACCACTTGGTCCTTGTGTTGCAACCGTAATTACATCAATATTTGAATTGTCAACAATTGTAATGCTATCAATTATGCTCATCGGCTTACATTACCCCTTATTGAATATGTACCTTCCATAATTCTTAGAACTTTATTTTCGCTATCTACAAGTTCTAAATCATATACGCCATCGCCTACGGTTAAAGCCGACGTATCGGTATTTGATATTTCTAGTGTTATTGTTCCCGCCGATCCGCCTAAAGTGATTCTTCCATTTGCGGTTGTTAAAGTTAAAACTTCACTTGAATCGTCTTGATTTCTTCTTAGATCCATTTCGGCGGAAGGATAGCCGGTAAGATTTATGACCGTGCCGCTTGAATCTTTGAGCGTGAGGGTGTGACTAAATGTAGCCCCTTGTTCTATTATAAAATGATGATAACCCGCCGCCATAAAAAAATCCTATAAAACTTATGGACGCTTCCATAATTAAGCGGCGTTTGCCTTTAATATAATCATACCAAAGAAAAAGCGATCTTACTTCTTCTTGGTAGATTTCTTTTTAGTAGATTTTTTAGCGACTTTCTTTTTAGGTGCTTCACCGCCTTCCCATGCTTCATTGACATCGGGTGTATCCGGATCGTCACCAACTAATTGACCTTTTTCGTTTCTAGCTCTTTTTGGTTCTACTTCGGCTTCTACGTCAACGGTTTCTTCAACACTATCAACTTTCACTTCCATAGCCCAACCATTAGCAACGAATCCGTCCATTATGGAATCTTGCCAATCGCCTTTTGATTCTACTATTTCGTCGGCTTTGAAAAGACGGACATTCATTCCGTTTTCATCATCAGCCGCCGGTTTTGGAACTACAATTTTATATTTCTTTGCCATTTCTTTTTCCTATAAGTGAGGGGCGTTGCCGCCCCTCTAATCATTTACCCCTAACTAGCAGGTGCGTGTCTTGGCTTACCAAGAATCACAAACGCGCTAATCGGTGTAGCTGTGCCGTGTGTTCCGCTAAAATTAGCTACAACTCTCACATATCTTTTTGTACCAAGATATTCAATCTCGGAAATTTGTGGAGTTTCACCATTAGCGTCTAGCGTTAAGAAAAGACCACCCGAACCGAGTGTTCCGTTCACATCGCTAGAAGCGGCATCAACATAAGTAGAATTATCGTCGGAATGTTCCAATTCAAATTCTATTTTGTTAGTACCACTTAACGTTATACCTTCAACACCGCTATCTACCACAATGGCTACATTTTCAAAACCTTGTGTATCAACACCGGTGCCGTTGACGTCCGCATCAGCCGCAACGGGGGCGATTGATTGCATAAGTTTAATGTTATTACTTAAATCTTGCATAATTTACCCCTTATTAAGATGCTGCTATTTTCAGCTTGTTTATGGCTTCCGCTTGTACCACTTGACCACCAACTCTTCTTCTAGCAACGTATCTAACATTGCCGGTAGTAGCTTGTGTAAATGGATCACGAAGAACCGCTAAATTTACTCTATCAAGGATCATATAAGCCCTTCTAAAGTCACCAAACGCAACCGGAAAAGCACCCGCCGCCACACTTGGCATATCGGTAGCTTCAACATATGGTTGACCCAAAATGGTATTCATAACGCCACCTTGTAGTGACATACCAGCTTGGAAAACATATTGTCCGGCTGTATCTTTTAGCTTTCTTATAGCCGCTAGTGTTGATCTATTAAATACAAAAACACCATTCTTGCCATAATCAGCTTTTATGTTGTGAACAAGTGAAATCAAAGAATCCGCAGTAATTAAATTAGCGTCGCCACTAACAACTTCCGCAACATTTGAATTTGACATAAATCCTTCCGGCTTACCAATAGCATTTCCACTTACAAACGCCGCACCTTCCGCTTTTGCAAATTGCTCAGCAAATTCGGATTGCATTTCCGCTTCTAAATCAAATACGCTATCTTCAAGATCTTGTTCAGAAATATCAACTAAAGCGTAATGCTCGTGTGCTGGTAATTCTTCAAGACCTACGGTGTAGCCTTCGGTTTCACTTCTAGTTCCGCTTTCAGCGACCCATTGTGCTGAAAAAGTAGCGGTCTTTTTAGGGATCTGAATAGATCTTTGACCCGTACTTCTTACTCTTGCAATACTTCTAATTGGTGAAATTTCAGTAATTTCTTTTAGAAGTTCACGCACATATTCCGGTGGTGCTAAATAGCCACCTGTGGAATCGTTGCTTACGGTCAACGCTTTCTTTTCATCAGGTGAAAGAGCATCAATACCCTTTCTACAATAATGATCAAAGGCGTTCATATAATCGTCAACTTGCTTTGTATCAAAACCGGAATTTGGTCTTTTAATGACCGTTTCTAATTTTGAAACTTGCTCCTTGACTTCGGCTTGTGATTGCTCGGCAACAGTTAGCTTTTGATTGATTTCTTCCATTGAATCTAATTTAGCTTCAATTTTAGCCATCTTGCTATCTAAGTCCGCCGTGCTTTCACCTTTTTCTAGCTTTTCAAGTCTTTCGTCATTGACCTTTTTAAATTCTGCAAAGGTTGAACCCATTTCTTGAATCGCTGATTTTACATCTTCCGACATAATATCCTCCTAAGATTTTAAGGTTAAAGTTAAGTTTTTAATCGCATCTACGAGTTCCGTGTTTGCCGATTCAACTTCCCGTTGATTTTCGTCAAACGACTTAGTGATTGCACCTGCCGCCACTTTTGCTTCGGAACGAGATAGATTGAAAGCATCGCGCAGACCACTTTCCCATTCCCTAATAGAAATCTCACTAGCCTTCACCGATCTAACCGTAGCTTTCGGATTCATCGGAAAAGTGACTAAAGATATTTCCATTAAATCTACTTCTTTGATAATACGTTTTCTTGAACGCTTATCATAAGAAACCATATCCGGATTGACTTTGAACCCAATGGATAATCCATCAAGCGCACCCATCTTCATAAGTTCATATGCTTCTTTTCCGGCTTGTGTTTGTAATGCCAACTTGCCTTTTACATAAAGACCATGACCATCTTCTTTTATTTCTTCAAATACACCGATAGGCATATCGGTTTTGTGTTGATATAAGAGTTTGACTTGATAAGGCTTTTTCTTTTTTAGTGATCGCATAAAAGCACCTTTTTCAATCACATCATTGCCTAAATCTTTATTTCCAAAGACGGATCCATAACCTTCAAAGCGACCATACCTTTCTTCATCTTCATCATCGTCGTTGTGGACCGCTTTTATTTCAGCTTGGAATATATCGCTTAGATCTTCGTGTTTTACGTCTTGACCGACGGCATCAATATATTCATCATGTGTTTTACATGGCATAAATATTTTGTTTCCATCTTCGTCGTGTGAGTGGGAACCTACACAACCTATTTCTTTTGCCCTTGCATTAGCTTCTTCTTCAGTCGTAAAGACGTCCCGCCTTATTTCTTCTTTAGTGTCCGATTCGTCTGAATCCAAAATTGCATCGTTGGCTTGGACAACTGATTTTGATTCTATATCATTCATCATTGTCACTCCCAAATATATGACATATTAATATCAACTCTTGGATATATAGTATATTAGGTTCAAGAATATCACAATATCTAGGCATATTATAATTTTATTCCAATTCGTCTATTTTGCGTTTTCTAAGTTCCGTTGAACTAAATCTATGCAACCTAGAATTATGATAAATTGTAATAAATCTTTTTTTACAAATATCTTTTCCGGTGAAATTTTTATTTCTATATTCCGATCCAATGATTCTAATATCTAAAGGCAAAGTATTTAATATATCTTCTAGTTCGGATTCGCGATTATAAACAATTATGTCGTCAACATATTTGATCGCCTTGACTTGAATTTGTCTTTCTACAATTGATTGAATTGGTTTATTTTTTTCCGGTCTATCTAATGATGGATCTATTTGTATAGCAACGGTTAAATGATCACATACATTTTTTGCTTCTTCAAACATTGCAATATGACCGGCGTGTAAAAGATCAAAAGCACCCGCCGTTATTCCTTTAATAAAAGTCATCTTCCTTATCGGCATATAATATTACACATCTACAATTTACAACTTCGGCGGCGCCACCGGCACTATCACCGGCATACATCATTAATTGTCCACCTACCCTAAATGGTTCATTCATATCCCTTTCTTGACCATCGGCTATTAAATGCGTTTCCCTAGTTCTTGCGTCCCTTGTTGAAGTCCACACTTTTTTCATGGTCAATCCATAGTAGCTTTCCGCATCTAAGAAATATGCGTTTGAAGCCGTTGATGCGGCGTTGTGTGTTTCGGTTCTTGCTATTAGTGCCGCCCGTGTTCTTGCAATTGGTAGGAAATCATCGCTTATCTTCTTTGCTATTTGTGCCATTGTAAGCCCTTCTAAGATGCTATCACGAATCACACGATCAATCCTATTGGCTAAACGTACACTTATTCCCCTCAAAACTAATTGCCTACCGTTAAAATAAGATTCTACTAATGCGTCAACTTCGGCGGTTCTACCAAATACAAAAGCCTCACTATCTTCGGTCACTTGTTGTTTTTTTGATAATTCATAAGTTTCTTCATGGACCGCAAACATAGTTCTAAATATTCTTCTATATTCGGAAAGCAAAATTGCATTTACGCCTTCACTTAAATTCAATGCACCTATTTCTTTTTCAAAGAATCCCGTTTGTTGGAATGTAAGTAATGTGGCACTAAGGAATCTTCTAAATTCTTTATTTAGTTGACCAAACATTCTTCTTTCTAAATTAGTGCGGATACGAAGTTGTTTGCGCCATTCCAAACGACGGTTGATCCGTCCTTGTCGGAAGCTAACGAATTGCTTTACCCTATTTGGACGAGAGGGGGTGACCTTTTGGGAATAAGTCTTGATCATGTTTACCACCTTGCCATCTACCGGTTCGCAAAGCAAAAAGGTAGCTGTTCACTCTGGCAAAAGCCCATTGCTCGGGTCCGGTCACTCGGGGACGTACCGAAGAAGGATTGTTTCTATACGCCCCCACTCCTCTGTTAAATACGGCGGTCAACGTTCTTAGGTTGGTCCGTCTATTAGGCTTGTCACCAACTTTATCGTTATGTTCTTTGACTTTATTTTCTAATGTTTTCTTTACGGCACCGGAAACTTTTTCTTCATATTCTTTTCTATGACAATCTTCTTCATCAATATATAGTTGCCAATTTTCGTCAACAAATTTATCGTCCGGATCATCTTGTCGTCCTTCTAGCTTTTTAGTCAATTCAAGTATGACATCTTTCATACCTTGCATACCTAGATTTCCAACTACCCCCCATTTCATCTGCGCTACCACTCCGGCTACATTTGAAAGATTAGGTGATACGGAACCGTCTTTGAATTTTTGTCCGTCCCTAAAATGTCGGGCGCCCCATGCTTCACGTTCTTTTATCCATTTCAAAACACCGTCGGTCTTTTCACCGGCTCTAGCCCTACCCCAAAGTGTAAATGCTTCATTGCCCCTTATGTTGCCACCGGCTTTCCATATTTGTTTACCTACACCAACTTCTTTTACGTTTTTTGCAAATTCATAATCAAATTGTTTGTGTTGACTATTTCTTAGTGATATAGCTTTGTCGTCGCCACGATTAGGAAAGTTTGTTTGTTTTTCTTCTAAGGAATGGTCGTGACCACAAGATTTACCGTACATCTTTTCATCATCATCTTCCATTTCCGCAATATCATCTTCGTTATCTTCCGGAACTTTTGGTTGCGGTACGGCTTCTTCACCCAACGGAAACAATGTTGCGGATATATATAAACCGTCGGCACCTTCTACCGGATCTAGTCCTATTCTTTCCCGTGCTTCGTTTCTAGTCATAATTCCTTCACGAACCGCACTTGTCACATTTTCATATAACCTTCTTCTTCTTTCGGATAGTGCCGGTATGGCGTCTATATCAAATTCTAGGGTTAGGTTGTCCCCAAACATAGGCACAAGCCATTCATTTAAATCGCTACTTATCTTCCTTAAATAAGGAATGATGGTTTCTTCATATAAAGCTAATCTTGCTTCGGCTACATTGGCGTATGTTTGTGCATCGGGTACACCGACTAATTGAGATGGGACGCCGAAACACATAGCAATATCTGTAGCAGATAGATGTTTTAAATTGAGGAAATCCATGTCCTTCGGCGATAATCCCATTTCTTTCCAATCAAAATCACCTTCAAGTAGAAGGGGGCGACCGGCATTATTCGTTCCACTAAATCTATTATTTAGATCCGTAAGTAATTGTTGTCTTTGTGATTCGGTAAGATTTACGGGAAAACCTTGATCGTCTTTTGGTTTAAATATTACGGCACCACTTGGTCTAGCACCATTACTTAAAAGATTAACATTGTGTTTGCTTGACATATTGTGTTGGTCAACTTCTACCGCCGCCGCCGCTAAAGGTGAACAACCATAATAATCATCTAATGGATTCCATAGCTTTATATGCTTTAAATCACTATCACCGGTATCTTGATCCACTTGATATATTGCTTGTACTTTGCCACCAATCGTATATTCATATCGGTCCGGTATTGGGTTGCCGCCACCTTTTATTGTTAGACGATCCGGTCTTAATTGATGTAATTCATTAGGTGGTCCGTTGTCCGGTCCAACTTTTAATACATAAGAATTACCACTAAGCAAAAGATAACCATAAAGGCTATTAAAAAATTCACTATATGATTGAAGGGGGTTGGGTCTATTTAATAGATCTATAAGTGGGTGTTGTTCTACAATATTGTCACCGAACTTTAGGATAAAAGGTACGGCACTTGCGCCTTTAGATATTTCATTTACGCAACGATATACCACCGCATTTTTTAAATATCCTTCGTTTGCTAGATCCGCATATTTATAAGATTTTCTTTCTTCGGATCCGACACCGAAATAGCCCATCATATTACCAACCATCTTTTTATCCGTTGGTAAGTTTCTTCCTAGTATCCTATCTAAAAAACTTCTATCTTTCGCCATTAGCTTATTCTCCAATTTACCGATCCGCTTGATTTACTTAGTTCGGTCAATCCCCATACTAACGCATCAAGCCTATCCGGTGAACTATTGGTTTCGCCTGTATAACTACACATTTGGCTTTCTAACTCCGGATACGCCCCTACATGGTGTACCCGACGCTGTTCGTACAAAGCCGCGATTGGTTCTGCCCTCAAAATTTTCCCGCGTGTTGCCCTTACCGCACGGTAGGGAACATTGTGGTCAATATTCCTAATAAGCCGTTCTACCAAATCTCCTCCGTTGTTCACTTCGCAGATCACTCTATCCGCTTCCCATTCATAGAAAGCATTAACAACAATTCTACCCCATTTATCGGCGGTATGCACACCACTAAGATCTTCAAGTACATAAAATTCGTTATTGAAGTCTTTGCCACATACAATAATTCCGGTTTCGTCACTATCGGGGTTGGCGGTCACGGCGGGATCTACCGCAACGACAATTTGTTTTAATTCTTTATCTTCGTTGCATCTTGCTTCATCTATTAGCTTCGGTGTCCATAACGCACCGTCAAAATCTTCTATGATTTCCGCATATAATTCTTGTCGTCCTAGATTCGTACCTTCATATCTTTCTTTCAACATAGCTAAAGCGGATTCGGCTAAGTTGTCGGCGTTTTCAAAAGTTGATCCCCTAGTCACAATACAATCTTCACGTGCTACTAGGTCTTTTATAATCTTTCTTGGTCTTGGTGTAGTGGTGACGATACATTGCGGATTATCGCCTAATCTTAATCCAAACATTAATTGATCAAACGCTTCGGGGTATCTCCATGATGCTAATTCGTCACACCAAGCACGATGAAATTGTGGACCCCTTAATCTTTCCGGTTCTTGCGCGGCATATCCTATAATCTTAGATCCGTTGAATAATCGTATTTCGCTTAATGAAGATGAATAGCCTTTTGCGTCCCCGCTTTTCAATAAACATTCTTTAGGTATTACATTCATTAAACCACTTGGTCCGCCAAAACATACCCGACGTAAATCACCGTGCGTTGGTGCAACAACGGCTACACTTACCCCTTCGTTTCGCATTGCATAGGACGCAACATCTTCGGCACCAAGTCTAGTTTTACCGAATCCCCTTCCGGCTAGTATTAACCATATAGAAAAAGGTTCAAGCGGTGCAAGTTGTTTCGGTCGTGCCGTTTTTAACCAATTACTGTAATGTTCGGCTGTCGCTTGTAATGATTCTTTCTTTAGCGTCGTCCAATAGTTCCATAATGGATCTGAAGGCGTCTGCTTCTTTGACGGTACTTGTGACATTTATATTTTCCGTTGTTTCGCCTAAAGCAATTTTACCTAGCTTTTGGGCGGTGATTAATCCATTGCACAAAGCTAATAGTTCACTTGGTTTCAATGTTTTAGACTTTACCGACATAGCTTGTTGATTGATATTGAAATAATATTTGACTTGTTTGATTATATCTTTTGACATTGCAATAAATTCATCATCAAGATCTATGCCTACTTGACCAAGACTTTTGATTCTTTTTTCATTTAATTCTTCTTGTAGTTGATATTCAAATTGTTCACGTTGCGCTTTCCACCCTTCCTTCCTTGCGGTTCGGTAAAGTGTAGCGGAAGCCACATTATGCTTTTTGATCAATTCATCAAGCGTAAATACTTTTCTATCACCGGTGTCTTGTTCCAAACCCTGCACAAATTCGGTCCTAATCGTTGACTTCAAAGATTCCGTTAATTTATTTTTAGATGATTTCTTGGTCATAATTTATCAAATATTATCATTTTTTTTTCTTCAATTACAAATCGGATTAAATTAGTTAATGACAAAACGGAATAAATATGTTATACTGTTCTTTTAACATTATTAAATGAGGAATATAAAATGACTAAAAAATATAAAGCATTTAAGATTTATCAAATGATAACCGACAAAATACCGTGTGGATTCCAAACGGTAGAAGTTAGGTCCATTGGGTATAAATATGTCTATGTCCGTCCCTTCTATTATGGTGACACATATGGGGCTAAACCCAAGCAATTCAAAAAGGTCGCCAGATCTATTTGGGATCGCATATCTTCTAACAAACATTTTGAAGAGGTGGTTAGATGAAAAGACTTCCAAGTAAAAGATTCGGCGGTTGGGAAATGCGTAAGAACGGATTGAAACAACACGGTATGAGTTCAAAGCAATTTTTGAAATGGGCTAAAGACTTTACCGGTTGCACACACGAAACCGCAAAAGACACACTAAACGAATTGATCAAAAGTGAATGTTGGTATTCGGATTGCGGACACTATAAGGTTGTAAAGAAAGATCTTAGATATATAGAAGGTCACCCAAACAACTTGATCCATGATCCGGACCTTGAAGGTATGACTTGGCTTTCTATAAGAATAGACAACGGTCAAACTTACCTTGAAGATTGGCGTGACTTTCAAGCTATCAAGAATGATCTTTGTGGTGAAGAAAGACAAGCGGTACAAATATATCCGCCGGAAAGTATGCTTCACGATACGGATAATGTTTTTCACCTTTTCGTATTCAAAGCACAACAAGCCTTGATGGTTGGGTGGACAAAGCGTGACGTCACATATCACGAAAGCCCCGTGCAACGGCAAGAAGGTAAATGATTAAAGGTCCTATCTATTCCGGACAACTAAAATTGTTTGGTCACAAAACGGTCATTGGTTTTGGTGACAAAGATCTTTATGTTCGTGAAATGGATAGGGACCTAGCTAATCATCTAATTATTACAAATCATTATTCCGGAAAAGTGTATAACGCCACATACATTCATTTAGGGGTTTACATAAAGGACGAACTTCGTGGTGTACTTCAATACGGGTACGCCATGAATCCTAACTCTATGTCTAGTGTTGTAGCAAACACACAACAAAATGAATACCTTGAATTGAATCGTATGTGGATTGAAGATGATGTTGGTGAATATGTTGAAAGTAGATCTATCGCCTATTCAATCAAATATATAAAGATGGCTTTTCCTAAAGTGAAATGGATTCAAAGTTTTGCCGACGAAAGATGCGGCGGATATGGTGTAGTTTATCAAGCGTGTTCTTTTGATTATTACGGTGAACACACTTCGGACTTTTGGGAACTTGATGGTGTTGTATATCACAATATACAAATGACGGTTGCCGAAGGAACAAAAAGATATAAAGGGGAAGCACGTTATTTACAAGAAAATAAAGATCGTGCGACCAAAATGAAACTAAGACAATTTAGATATATAAAATTTTTAAAACAAAACGTGAAGAAGGATTGTCTTTTAAAAGAAGAAGAATATCCAAAACATTACTTGTAATTATAATGTCGTTTTGGTATAAATATATTTGAGGAAATAAAATGTCAATAGAAGCACTTAACAAAGCATTGAATCTACAATTCAAGAATCAAACACCAACCAAAAGACTTATATTAATTTTATTAGCTAATTATTGTGACGAAAAAAATTCTTGTTTCCCAAGTTATAAACACATTGCGAAACTTGCGGGATTGAAAGACACAAAACACATAGCAAACATAATAAAAGAATTTGAAGATCTAGGACTTTTAAAAATAGTCAAAAGGTATAAAGAAGATGGGGGTAATATTTCTAATCTTTATTATTTGACCCTAGACCACCACCCTCAGGGTGTCAACACCAGCACCCCCCTTGTCCCGACCCCACCCAATACTAAAGAAGAAACAAAAGAGAAATCAGATAGGGGGGTAGGCAATTTTGAAGAATTTTGGAAACATTATCCAAGAAAAGAAAACAAAGAATATTCTAAAACCATTTATAAGAAAGTCATTGCAAAGTATTCGGAAAAGAAACTATTAGTCAATGTGCAAGTATTCGCTTTTGAAACAAGACAACAAAAGAAAGAAAAACAATTTATTCCAATGTGTTCAACTTGGTTAAACCAAAAAAGGTACTTGGAATTTGATAAGATAAAACCAATAAATAGGAAATCACTAAATGCAATAGCGGGGTAATTATGATAGACATAAGTCGTAAACTTTCAGATGAAGGTATCAATTTAAAAGATGTTGTGGACGGAAACCACAAAACAAAATGTTCACATTGTCAACCACCACATAACCGACACGATAATCCATTATCGGTCACCATTGACGGCAATACCGTTTTATGGAAATGTCACCATTGCGAAAGGACGGGTGGATTTAGCGATAAGCAAACTAATTATAGAAAGCCAAGCAGTTTTACAAAACCAAAACTGCCGGAAAAAAGAATACAACAAGATTTCGTTGCCGAATATTTTAACAAGCGCGGTATATCAAAAACCGTATTAGACAAGTTCAAGATCTTTAATGAAGATCGTTGGATTGCGCTTCCTTATATTGATAAGGACGGTGAAATAGTAAATGTAAAATATAGAACCGCCAACAAAGAATTTAGACAAGCGGCAAAAGCAAAAAAGATTCTTTATAACTATAACAATGTCCACAATAAAGAAACCGTCATTTTTGTAGAAGGCGAAATAGACGTTCTTTCTTTAGCGCAATGTGGATATGAAAATGCAACTACCCTAAGTGACGGCGCACCGTCAACCGTATCAAAAGATGAAAAAGATACAAGATTTCAAGGAATGATAAATTCACCAATACAAGCCGAAAAAGTAATATTGTTTTGCGATGCCGATAGTGCCGGAAACGCATTAAAAGAATCAATACTATATAGGGTTGGAAAAGACAAAGCGTGGTTCGTAGATCTAAAACAATATAAAGATTGCAAAGATGCAAATGATGTTTTGTGTAAACATGGTGAACAAGCACTTAAAGATCTTATTGAAAATGCAATACCTTATCCGATAGATGGGTTGTATAGGGTCCAAGACTATTACAACGAAGTCTTAGACCTTTTTGAAGGACGATATGTAAAGCCATTGGAAATAGGAATGGAAGGCTTAGATGAAATTATGAAGATCCAAAAAGCCACATTTCACCTTTGGAGTGGTATTCCTAATCACGGGAAAAGCCTTATGTTGTCCCACATACTTCTAAAACTTGCCGAAAATCATGGGTGGCGGTTCGCTATATTCTCTCCCGAACATTCAACCGCTATGCACATTAGACGTATTTTACAGATCTATGTGGGTAAAGGCTTTGATGAAGATATGTATGAACGTATGACAAAAGACGAAATGAACGCCGGTCTAAGATTTATTAATGAACACTTTTATTTCATAGAAACAAAAGATGCCGTGCCAAGCATAGATCTAATAATGAAGATTAGTAAAAGTTTTGTTTATAAGTATGGGTCCGCCGCACAAGGATTAGGAATTGTTATAGATCCATATAACGAAGTAGATCCAAGTCGTAGTCAAGGCAAAAGGGAAGATGAACATATAAGGGATTTCATTTCCGAATGTAAGAAGTTTGCAAGATTACATAATGCGGTTGTATGGTGCGTAGCCCACCCAACTAAATTACCAAAAGAACAAGATGGATCTTTTTCACCACCAACAAGTTATCAAATATCGGGATCTAGTCATTGGGCTAATATGGCGGACGTTATTGCCGTAGTACATCGTGACTTTGACGACAATACATCTACCATATATACCCGAAAGATCCGTGAACAAGATTTATACGGAAAGATTGGCGAAGCCAAGTTTCAATATAATTTTAGAAAGTATTGTTTTGAACCGTTTGATTCAAATAAATATTATGACTTTGATTAATAAACTTCTTCTAAATAGAAATCGTTTGGTTGAACCGCTTGATCCGACGCTTGATAAATCATCATCATTACTTCTTTTTTAGGAATCCTTTTACCCTGTATGTATTTAGAAAGACCACCTTGCGATATGCTTTTACCGGTAGTGTCTTGCATCTTTCTTAAAAATTGTTCTTGCGTAATTTTATTAGATTTTAAATATTCTCCTAAATGCACGTTTTCTCCTTAGTTAATAATTATGACAATATGTATTGAATTATATTCCAATATGACTTAGAATACAATGACAAATTAAATGAGGACTATAAAATGAAAAAATACAAAGATGCTTATGATAGGTTCGGACTTTACCATCTATCAAGTCAAAGCATAAATCTATTCTTATCCAACCCCGCCATGTTCGTTCTTAAATATTGTGAAGGATATAAAGGACCAACAAACGCCGCTATGCTTCGTGGAAACACAAGCGATAAAATGATTGGTGTTGCGGTTATGGATACTAAAATAAAACTTGAAGATCTTGAAGATCGTGCCGTAGATTATTTTGATGCCGCAATAGACGACATTGAAGATCTACCGGAAACGATTGCAAAAGAAAAAGAAAGTATAAGAAGTTATGTGAAAACGGGTGTGCCTTTTTTTAGAAAACTAGGTAAACCAATATCTTATCAACAAGAAGTAAATCTTGACTTTGATGAGATCCCCGTACCGATTTTAGGGTATTGTGACTTGGAATATAGTGATTGTATTCGTGATATAAAAACGACTACTAGATCGCCTTCTAAGCTACCCGAACAAGTTTCTAGGCAATTGTGTATATACGCAACGGCATTAGAAAAACCGACGGCTTATGCCGATTACATTGTTTCTAACACACGAAATCAAAGTGTGGTGACGTTAGAATGTGACGACCTAAATCTTCGGTTAGATGAAGTGTATAGGGCTTCGTTAGCGATAACGAATCTTCTATATAATAATGATATAAATTCTTTACGTGATATTTTCTATCCGGATTTTAGCGATTGGCGTTGGGATCCGCATAGCATTGAAGCGGCAAAGAAATTTTGGAGTATAAAATGATAATATCAAATGATATAACTTATGGTTCCGTATGGAACACACTAAACGCCATTGAAGTTGACGTGGAACAAAAGGGTAAGTTTTCTTATCTTGCATGGTCCGACGCATGGAAAATTTTGATGGATCACTTTCCTTTTGCTACATATGATTTCCAACCCGAAACATATGAAGTCAATGGAACGGTAATGTCGCATTGTACGATTAGAATTGGATCTTTAGAAAGATCTATGTGGTTGCCCGTAATGGATAGCCGCAACAATTCAATTCAAAATCCGACGACCCGACAAATTCAAGATACCCGTATGCGTTGTCTAGTCAAATGTCTAGCAATGTATGGATTGGGTGCTTATATTTATCGTGGTGAAGAATTACCGGACGCCGCTAAAGATTCTTCGGAAGCGGAAATAGTAAGGGAAAAATTTGAATATGAATTTGTTAAAACCGGTGGTGAAATAATCGGTGCAAATGATTCGGATACATATTTTAAATTGATCGCACCATTGTTGAATAATCCAAACAATGTATTACACAAAAAACTTTATATAGAAAATAAAGCAAGAATTATAGCGGCACAAGAATCCGCCGGTGATATATTGACGGAAAGGTATCTAAATATTCACACGGCTTATAGTGATAAAAAAGATGAAAGTTCCTAAGTCACTAATCGGTAAACCCAAGCATAAACTTTCAATTACGGATTGCGTTTATCTTTGTTTGCGAAAAGGAAACTATATGACCTTTTGGGAATTACAAGCAATGATCAAACAAAACACCGGAAAGTTTTTTGGGGAGCCGTCAATAAGCGCGGCGATTAGGGATCTTCGTAATGAAGGTCCTAGATCAAAATATGAGCTACACCCATATAAAGAGGTTGTAGAAAAACGAAGAAGGAAAGGCGGTAAAGCCTATGAATATAAACTTATGGAGGTAAGTGAAAATGGCGGAGTTTGAAAAGAAAGAACTTAAAGGTCGTATGTGGAAAGAACAGGACGCTAAAGTTATTTGGAAAGGATCCGTATTTGTTAATGGAAAAGACGAATACATATCTTGCCTAAAAACCGAAGTATCCGGAAGAACCAAATATGAACTTGTTGGATCTCTAGGATTGTTGTATTTGAAAGATGATCAAAGTCGGGAAAATGCACCGGATATAGGTGGTCCAATTACAATTAAAGATGTCGCATATAAGTTCGGCGGTTGGGAACAAATGAATCCCGAAACCGGCGATACATCTTTAAGTGTAGGGTTGTTGGTAGCCGACGAGCAACCACAACCGGTCGTTAAAGAAGAAGAATCTTCTAATACTTCAAGCGAAGAATTTGACGACGATATACCCTTCTGATATTTTCTTTAGATGGCGAAACGCTATCAAGACAAAGAATATCTAAAATGGGTAGTAAGAACCAAGCCTTGCATGATTTGTAAGGCGGGGTTTCTTACACACGGCGGTCCAATCCAAGCCCATCATTTACTAAAGCCAAAATCAAAACTTAGGGGTTTCGGACTTCGGGCAAACGATTTTGAGGTAATTCCTTTATGTATGTACCACCATCAAAAACTTCATACTAAATTTGGTGACGAAATAAAATTTTTAAAGAATTACGGATTCAAAGAAGATGCGGCAATAAAATACGCCGATACTTTATACGAACAATATCAATACGAAAATTCCGACGATTATATAGACGATCTGCCCTTCTAAAAAAACTTAATATTTTTTCATATTACTTATTGACATATTATGCCATTTTGGTAAGGTGTGCATATGGAAATAAATTTAAAGGAAAATATGGACTTACTAAAACTAAAAACTTTGAACGTAGGCGACTTAGTTGTTTACGAATTTGGCAAACTAAAATATATGGCTTACTGCTATAAAGTAGAAGGCGACTATGGCTTTGTTCACAACATTGCGGTAATGGAAAAGAACGGGGACCAAATGTGGGAAATGATCCCACAAGAAAACATGGACGAATTTACTAAAGAACTTTGTGAAAAAAGAAATAAGATTATGTCTTATGCAACCGGCTTTGAAATACATATACCGGCATTGGACGACGACAAAGAACTTAACTTTGTAAATCTATCGGCTATCTATAATTTTGATGAACGTGTTTTAAATAGAATCAAAAGCTACGATTGGTCTATGGATTCATGGAACGATGTATTGCCTTCAAATAAGGAGATCCACTAATGTCTAAATTATTTAGAAATTGGTTTGATAAATGCACCAATGATTTTGATTCGCTATCCGAAGCGGAAAAGAAAGAATGGAATGATTGGGTACGCCAACAAGAAATCAACGACGCCGTAGAAGATCAAGTAGAAAGAATATCTAGGGCATTAGGTACTAATGTTCCACGTGGAACAAATATAGGGGGAAAAAAATGGAAATAAATCAACGCGTAAGAATAAAAAATCAAGCGATATTCGGAACCTATTATGGACCGGTAAAAGGTGAACCGGATAAAGTTTGGTTCAACGATGAAGAACTTAACAAGATTATTAAGGTCAAGAAAACACAATTAGAAGAGGTGACATATGAATAATATTGTTCTACAAAAATTAATCACGGCGCATAATCTTATTCCGTCGGGCGGCATACTTACCAAAAAATCCGGTAAAGAATTTCACGAATCTTGGAAGGTACAACAATACATGATGGGATTTCAATTCAAAGATCTTCCAAATAGTGTGCAAACTGCTTATCCGGATCAATCAAAGATCTACGGTATGAATAGCCCAATAATGTTTGAAAGTCTTGGTGAACATGGTATGTACCATACGCACGGCGGGGTCGGTCATTTTGAACAAGGCTTAGATCTACGCAATGTCAATAAATTTAATGACAATGCGGTAAAGGAAACGTTGCGCGAAAATGCACGGGAAGTATCACAAGCCGCTAAATTTTATGTAGATCTATCCGGTCCCGACGAATTAGAAGCGGAAGAAGTAGAAAAAATTATTCCGGAACTAAAAGTATATTCGCCATATAAAAGTGTTTTCTTGCAAGTAGAAACACCGGAAACCGTACACAATGTTTTGATTAAAGATTACACCGATGAAACAAAAAGTTTGACGACAACCGATAACGAAAAAACTACCGGCATATTGTCGTTCGTAAATTATGTATATATCAAAGAAGGTAGAAAAGGACCATACTTTTTATATGATCCAAATACATATAATATTTGTTGGCATGATGATATGAGTTGGACATATGAAATCAATGGTCAAGGAATTATAGATCAAGACGGCGAAGCTATTTCCCATAAGCCAATATGGCACGACTTTCTTGATCTTACAAAAAGTCCCGAAGGAAGATATATGAATCAAGGATTAGAAGATCACGTGCAAATGATCCATTCTTGTTTTATGCAATTTATGATACTTCTACAATATCCGATGATTTGCAATGTCAAAGAAGTCAAAGGTCGTGGCAATATATTTTTAGACAAGACCGTAAAACATACCGTAAGCGAACTTAGACGTGAACCTAAATTTACTCATAAAACCTTAACGCTAGATCTATATGGATCTTCGCAACAAAAAGGCGGCGTCATAGAAGAAGGTAAAGGCAAAGCATTTCATAGCGTTAGAAAGCATTTAAGACGCCTTGCCAACGGTAAATTGACTTGGGTAAAGGCGCATTTTAGGGGTAGTAAAGATCATGGAACGGTATTCAAAGACTATGACATAGATCCTACGAAGCCTATAATTGAAAATAATAGAAACATACATTAGGAGGTAATATGAAACTTCACTTTCCAAATAACAAGCCAAACACACAAACGGTTCAATTTAGAATAGATCCGGAAACAAAAAAGAAAATGAATGTTCTTAAAAAATACTATAAAGTAAGAACAGGGGAACTTATAAAAAAGATGATTGAAGTTTGTTGGGAGGAACTACCATGAAACAATTTAAGTTTGAATACGACCCGAATGATAGTCACGAAAATAATTTTCGTTGTTGGTATTCGGAAAATTCTAGTGAAAGAAGATATTTCAAAGAAAGGGTGCTAACAAAGCACGAAGCGAAATATGTCTTTAATAAGATGTATGGTGATAAATCACGCCGTTTGACCGCCTAGATCTTTTTCTTCGCGTTCACTTTTATAGGCGATATTCATTCCGGCTAAAGTAAGTAGTCGTCGTCTTTCGTCATTTCCGGAATCGGTCAATATAGCACCGCCATTTTTTAATTCTACAAGACCTTCTTTGACTAAAGCGTTAAGCACTTCGGAAGGCATAGATTCTTCCTTGAACATTACCGATAAAAGACCGCCTAGTCTTTTGGTTTGTGTTTTACTTAACGCCATAAAGATTTGAAAAACAATTTCATTTTAATCAACAATGGAACTTCTTTTGGATCTAATTCCTTTATTGTAGGTTTTTCCCATTTCATATATTAGACCAATCCCGACCTTCCCATAAAGCCGCTTCGGCTTCACGACGTCTAACCAATCCATTATTTACAGATCCACCGGCTTTATTCCATCTTTTTATTTGTGACGGAACTTCATGTTTTTTTCCGTCGTTCAAAACTTTTAAGAGCGTTGAACTTTTTAGGTTTGCCGGTCCTAAGTTGTAGGTCCATGAACAAAGCGAATCAAATTCATTTTGTGATAATTGTACTTCTACAAGATCATTCACATAGTTTTCAAATTCAATTATGTCACCATCAAAACGTTCGTCGGCGTAGCTTTGGGACCAAACGGTATCTTTATCAACGCCCCTAGTGGCGCCCCAACCACACGTCCACACATTAGCAGAACATAGATAGGCTTCTAGCCGACAACCTTCAAACTTTTTAATTAATGCTTTTCCTTCTTCAGATATATTCATATTAGTAATCCCCCCATACTTTTGATTTCTTCCCGCCGAAATACTCAACGGCGTGTCCTTCTTTGATAAGCAATTCGCATATATTTTCGTCAGATTCCGTATAAGGTATCCCCAAAATACGTCCATATTTTCCACGTCCAAGTGATTCTATTTTTAATTTTGTACCACATAATTCTATTAGTCTAGCTTTTGCGGCAAGACCTAACTTCTTTTCGGCAAGATCCCTAGTACGTGATTCTGGGGTATCAATCCCGTGCAGACGTACGCGTTGTTTTTCTAAAATTACATTGAAACCTAGATCTAAGTGAACATCAATTGTATCGCCGTCAATTACACGATCTAGTATGGCGTTATATACAAATGGCTTGATCATAATAAAAAAGGTGCGTCTGCACCCACCCCGTATCTACTTATCTTTGGCACGTCCCACGTTTAAAGCTGCCCAATCCAATAAACGGTACACCTTTCCAATGAATTTATCGTCCTTCGGCGTAGGTGTCAAACTAGCTACCAACGATGCGGCGGCTATTATGTATGGCACTATTTGAATCAATTTTAAAATAAAATCTATCATAATTTCACTCCCCGCAGTTTTTAAATTTTGAAACTGCTATCGTGATAATACCAAAAATTTAGTCTTTTGTGGATTTTTCTTCTTCTTCTTCTTCTTTATCGTATTCCCGATAAAATTCTATGATGCCTAATGTTTCTTTAATATACCGTGTTATTTCCGCCATATTCATACTTAAATTTTCATATTCTTTGGTAGTCAAAGCGTAATATGCTTTTCTTGGTGCATTACCTTCTTCAACTAATCTAATATATTCTTCCATAAGTTCCGGCGTAAGAACTTCCCAATCTACGTCCGATAATTGTAATTCTAAGGGTAGTGGTGGGTGATACATAGGCGGTCTTTCCGCAATAGTCACAACTTCTACCGGCTTTGTTTGCGATGGGATCATAGAGCAACCCGACATAAATATTATAGAACTAATCAGGCAGATTTTATTCATTGTCAAATTGCTCCGGATCCGTGATAGAAATTAATTCGTCTTTTACCCTTAGTGTTCCTTTATTGACCCTTGTTTGTATCAATGCCGGTTTTGCTAAAGCAAGATTGTCAAGATCATGTTTTGCAAACGTATCCCTAAGTTTTGCAACCTGTCTATTCGCTTCTTGGTTCTTTTTTGTCAATTCGTTTACTTGATTTTGTGTTTGTGTTTGCCTTTCTAAGTGCGCTTTTATGGCTTCGTTTTGTTGTTTTATTTGTCCTTCTAAGGCTATGGCATTGCCCTTTAAAACGCTTATTTCATCTTGTAAGCGATCAATGTACCAAGCCGATCCGGCAACGGATAAGATAAGAAGTAAACCTAGAACTGCGGCGACTTTAAAACCCATAAAAATAGTATAAAAAAAAAGTAAAAAAAAGTCTAAAAAAGACTTGACAAGATAGTCCAAAATGACATATTATATACATATGGTAAATATTAAATTAAATAATCTAAAAGGAGAAAATAAAATGATAAACCATGAAGTGAAATTAGAAGAAGTTGCTAAATTAGTGAAGGGTCTTAGCGTAGAAGATATGCAAAGATTAGAAAGAATCTTGGACCATGAACTAGCGGTAGCGCACCATCAAAGATGGGCTTTAGAAAATGTACTAAGAAAAGGGGCGGCGTAAGCCCCCCTTCTTTTTGGAGATATAAAATGAACGATAATAAAATGCAAATTATTACAAGCGCAATCTATATCGGTAATGCCTACATTATTGAAAAGATAGATGGATATTTTAATACATTGTGGGTAGCACCTAGATTCAAAGACGGCACGGTTGACGATTCACAATGGAGTATTGTTGAGGACGAAGGTGTTATCAATACGGTCCTTGATTGGAATAGCGTTGAAGTGCTAGAAGAAATAACCGTAGATGAATTTTGTGAAAGGGCTTCTTTAATGAAGCCGGAAAAGGGGGAAGAATAATGGAAACTATTTATAGGGTTTATGGAGATCTTACATTAAATGGTGAAACCGGTCGTGTATGGTTTTTACAAACTAAGGATCTTAAATATGCGATTGATAAACTTAATAGATTGACGCTTCAAGGTAGAAAAAATCTTGAAATAAAAACTAAGACTATCAATAGTGAATTTGAAAGAAATCACGACGATTGGGTTTAATCTTTATATAATTTCTTTACAACACCATCAAAAGTCGGGGCGTAAATCCCGACTTTTTCTTCTTTACCTTTTACACTAATAACACCAAGATCCGCACACAAAATTCTATCTTTTACTTTTTCATATGTATATTCACTTATAATTATTGGTGTATTTTGTTTTCTTGTTTCCGCTTCTAGTCTTGCGGCAAGATTTACCGAATCGCCAAGTACGCTATAATTCATACGCATATTACTACCCATATTTCCTACAATACAAGTTCCGGTATTCGCCCCAGATCCAAACATTACGGGCGGTAGATCTAAACCTTTGTCTTTTATTTCTTGATTTAGTTCGTCACATAATATTTCTAGTTCTATAAGTGTTTTTGTAGCTAAATATGCGTGATCTTCTTCGGGTATTGGCGCACCCCAAAACGCAACAATACAATCGCCGACGTATTTGTCTAAAGTGCCGCCATTTTGCATTATTACGGACGTCATTTTGTCTAAAAAACCATTTATTAGATCAACCAAGCCTTCGGGGTCGTCTTTTTGCATATATTTTTCCGATATAGGGGTAAAACCAACAATATCTGAAAAAATAAACGTTAGATCGCGTCTATCGCCGCCCAATTTCATCAATGAAGGGTCTTTTACTATCATATCTACATATTCTTTTGATATGTAAGTACCAAATTGTCCTTTTATTTGTTCTTTTAGCTTTTGTTGTTCCCTAAACTTCAAATAAAAGCCGGTAGAAGCCGTTATAAATTGTGAAATCATGGTCCAAGTGACGTCAATCAACAAAGATCTACCGATTAATTGAAAGCCTAAGAAGCCCGTCATTGAAAAGATGCTTAGAAACGATGCTAAACCCCACATAAAGCCTAAATTCATTACTAGAAGCCATAAAAGGGCGATAGAAAGCAAAAATATAGCTAGTTCAACGGCAATAGCATAATCCGGAATATATGGGCTATTTGGTACAAGTATTGATTCGGCTAAAGCGGCTTGTATTTTGTGCGGCTCTAGCAATCCGACGGGTGTTGCGACTTGCGGCATCACCCCCGCCGCCGTGACGCCTATAATTACAAACTTGCCTTCTACATTCATTTCTTGAAGATCCGTTTGTGTAGTGTCAATCCATGAAATCCATTTTCTACCATTTAGATCCGTAGAAACCGGTGGTATTCCACGTATTGATATAGATTCAATACCATTATCATTCGTACTTATAATGTAGGATTTTACGCCCATCAAAGATTTATATATTTGTGTACCAAAAGAAGGCGTCCAACCGTCGGGTGTTCTATATAGTAAAGGTATTCTTCTTACTAAATTATCTATTTCGGTGGGGGCGGTCGCTATTCCTTGATCCGCAGACATAGATATTACATCAAGATTTTGGACCACCCCGCTAACTTGTATGCCGCCAATATCATTTCCTTTTATTATTGTACCCGTAGTCGGTGGAAATGAACCGGAATTATCTTCAAACATCGCTAATACCGAAGGTGAATATTGCAACGCTTCGGCAAAAACAGCGTCACCACCAAGACGATCTTTTTGCGGAAAAGCAATAGTCCAACCAACGCCAATCGCACCTTTATTTAATAATTCAACATGGATCTCCGCTAATCTTTGTCTTGGTAAAGGATACCCGCCTTCACGGCGTACATCTTCTTCGGTAATATTCAAAATAACAAAATTACCGGATTCGTTATACGTGGGAACTAAATAATCAAAAGTTCGTAATTTAATTATTTGCGTTGGTACGCTATCAATCAAAAGTGGTATTGCTAAAAGCGGCAACAAAATAAGTATTAATTTTTTTTGCATTTCTATTCCTTTTCGGTATAATTCTATTACTTTATGTTTTTTTAAATAAGTTTGACATAATGTTAAAAAATATCACGGTGCAGAAGCGTGACGGGGTGGTTTTTGAGATTATTTATCCACCCCACCTTTTCTAACTATCTCCTATTCTTAGATAGTTAATGGGATCGTTTTAGGGTAGCGGTCCCATTTTTTAACCCCCACTTTGTTTAATTGTAATCCTACTATCGGAACCACCATTTACTAAAATCGTTTGACTTTTGCCGTCTTGAATCAATATTACGGTATATGAATTATTGCCATTAATATTTATTTGTGCGGTAGCGTTTGACGCTTCACGTTGTAGTGTCAATATTTCACCCGTCATAAATGTAATGATTCCGGTTTCTAAATCTTGTCCAAATTTTGTACCACGTAATTGTACGCCCGATAAATTTTGTGCAAGTGCATCTTCTTCTTCTTGCACATCAAGTTCGTCCAATATATCTAAAAGATCTACTAGAAATGTTGTATCGGCTAAATAATCTATATCAAGTTCTTGGAAATCTTTTAGTTCGTCTTGTAGTAGATCCGAAGAATCAAGATAATCTATATCAAGATCGTTAAAATCTAAAATATCATTTTGTGCGGAAGTTGTTTCTTCATTTATTATTTGTTCTTCTTGTGGCGGAACAACAATTAAATAATTATCTATAAGATCTAATGTAAGATCTAAAATTACAGGTTTAGAAGGTGGGCTTTCAAATACGCTAACGGTAGTCGCTTGATATGGTTCATTTAAAATCACGGATCCGGTAGCGGTAAAAACTTCAATTTCACCACTTGCACTTCCGTCCGCCGAAGGCAAAAGAATAACTAGAGAGCGCCCGAACTCGTCAACGACGGTTGAAAAATCTGTACCGCGAATCGCTATATTGGCGGTTGGTGTTTTTAGTGTAATGTTTTGTTTTGCTATTTTATTTAAAGATCCACTAACAAATCGTGTTGTGCCAATAGCAAAAGTCAAAGCCATTTTAGATTTTGATGGGTCCGGATCGTAGATATATTCGTCAATAAGAAGCTGACTATGCTCGGTCATACGAACAATAGAATCGTCAAGAAAAGTGATAGCCATACGACCGTTTTTCGTTATGGCTTCATCATTAGTTTTAACGCCTAATTTTAAGGCGGCGTCTTTGGTTTCTAACCTTGATATTATTTGACCATTACCCGATAGTTCGGATATGTCACCTATATCAACAGCTTGTTGAGGTTCCGCCGTCGTTCTGAACGACACAAATATTACTATTGCTAGTATTTGAAAGGATTTTAAGGTAATCCCGTGCCAACGTAGAACTTTGCGTAATATTAACCGTATTTGATGAACCATCTAAATCCAAATAAAAATAGCCACTATCGCTTGATGTAGTACCACCATAACCACTTCCGGAAAAGTTTATGGTATTACTTGATCCATTTATATCCATATAGTTTATTGCGTTTGCATAATCTATATCAAAATCAAACGTGTTGGACCCACCTAGAATAATCCAATCCATATCAAGGTAAGATGAATCCGCATCTTCGGCAATTTTTATATCGGCGGTATTACTTGATCCGGTGACGTCAATATTCATATTTATATAGTCACTAGATATAAGACCGGAAGAATTTACAAGTAAATCCCATACATTAGAATCACCATCAAATTCAAAAAAGCCGGTGATATTGTCACCATCTATCGCATCGGATCTAAAAATATTTGATGATCCAATTTGATTAATGTCTAAGATCATGGAAGCACCATCAAGGTCAAGCGCAGTCATTTGACCGCTTTGAGCCGAAGTGCCACCAATAAGGTTAGAAGATCCCAATTGTTCAAGATCAATAGCGGCATTTGAACCGGATTGATCTACGCTTACTTCATTATCTCCGAAAACTAACGGCGAATTTATGGCTATAAAAAATAATGAAAACAATAATTTATTCTTCATGTTTCCAATATCCCCTGTCATAACCGACAGATATAATATCTAATAATGCACTTTCTATTGATTTTTGTAAAGCTATCGTGGTGCTTTCATTGGACGCACTTCCGATTTCTATTTCTACTAATTCGGTACCCGCTTCAATAAATTTAAAAACATCGTTTGACCTACCGTGCGAATATATTGTTTTTGTCTTTGTAGATTCAATCAAGACTTCACCGGTATTGACGCTAATCATACGCAAACTTATTGTAATATGGTCGGTCCTGTACATTTCTGAAACACCCACGCCCAACCATCTGGCGCCGACGCCTCCGCTAGTTCGGTTGGTTTCATAAGCTATAACCGCCCCTTCAAAAAGGATTCCGGCAAACAAAAGCGGTAGTAAAACTTTTTCTTCTTTTAGTTGTTCCCTAGTGCTTCTTATGAGTTGTCTTTCACGGGTTAGGTTTTCCAATCCGCCCCGTTCTACTACACGAAAGAATTTGCCATCGGACACTTGTTTTAAAGTTCGGATAAGTAATGCCGAAGGTTGTTGTGTTATTGCACTAGAAAAAAGCGCAAATTCACTATTGCTTTTTCTTTGTCCGGTTTGATCCGTAAATCCGGTTGGATATACCGCCACTACCGGCGGATTTATTGGTTTTGGTACAAGTGCTAATTTAGGATCTATTGGTAATTGATATGGTACGTCTAATCCTTTACTTGGAAAACGCTCGGCATATGTATCTTCTCTAACGTCTAGTATTGAACAACTAGAAAGTAAAAGAACCAATAGGTAAGGTAATTTCGGTCGTATTTCCATCGGCATCGGTAATTTTTAAGGTTATCATTGAACCATCTTCGCTTACAGAATACTCAATTGTCGTCCCCATAAATTCAAGGGTCCCCGACGTCTGTGGGGTTTCACCGAAAAGTTGATCTACAAGTTGTCTTGAAAGTTGTGCATAAATTCTACTTTCAAGGTTCCTTAAAAAACGTTGAAGGGTGGTGTTTTCAAAATCACGTTTTTGTTGTTCTTTAAGCGCCTTGATTTCGGCAACAATGTCAGCTTTACGATTGAACTCTTGATTTTCAATGGTGAGCCAGTGGCTTGATACCCCGACACCGGAGAAGCTGGGGTTCTTAAATTTATGCGTTATTTCGTCGGCTTTTAGGTTTTGAATAAAGATCATACCAAACAAAACAATACCAATAATAGCAACAAGACGGATTATAAAATCCTTTTCTTTAGCGTCACTTTTGTTTGTTTTTTTTGTCATTTTCCTTTTGTAATTCTAAAACCGTATTTACCTTTTGCTGTAATCGTATCATATCTTGATCTAGTAGGCGAAGTTGATCGGTTAGACGTATGATGGTTTTTTTCATATTATCTATTGCCGGATCAATCGTCCTAGTAATTGTGATCCAAACGTAATATACAAAATATCCAAGACCAACAACCATGACCGTAGTAAAACCAAACTTTTCTATAAGGCTTACTATGTCCATCAATCCCTTCTAGCATCTATTTTCCCATCTTCAACAAAGTTTTCGGCACGGGCGATTCTATCTAAATCGGGCGGTAAATTTAACGCACTTGAAACACTTGTATCAATCCGGATCATATCATTATTCATAATGGACGCCCTAGTGATCAACATTTTAGAAATACCTTCTACGGTCTTAATATCGTCCACTAGATTACCCATTAATTGTTTCATAATTAGGAATATAAAATATCCCATAACAAGACCACCGGCTATCGGTAATCCTACATCTTCTATAAGACTAAATACTTCCAATTAGTCCTCGCCTTTGAATGATTTTGAACTACCCGAAGTACCGGCATATAAACCGAACCATGCGGCACCGGCACCAACGATCACCGATATTAAACCGCTTTGTTCAAAATTTGGGGCTTCTAAAGCCATAAACCACATCGTAGATTTATAAAGTAATACTATATAAACCGTCAAAAATAGTCTTGGAAATATACGCCAACTATCAACCGCCCTAGCTAAATGAATCCAACGTTGATGCGGATTCACTTTATCGGCGGATTCTAAATCCCGTATTTTATCTTTTAAATCTGAAATTTCTTGAATCATAGCCATAAACTTATTCAAATCCATTTCTACTTCATTGCGGTCCATGTCACCGCCAAATCTACCGTCATTCATAATTATCCTCCTATAATATAATCGGCATACCTTTTTAAACCTTCCAAACGTTGCGAATCGTTTTCATGGTGATTTTTTATCCATGTAGCTAAATCATTTGGAATATTTAATTCGTCATACTTTTTGAAATCGGTTCTATCTTCATATTCAGGTTCCGCAATAATATTGTCGTCAGCATCATATTTTTGTCTTGAATGTGGTATTACTTTATCCACACAATCTAAAGGAAAATTTAAACTTAAAGTAAGATTACATGATTTACCATCACTTCTAGCAACGCCAACCGTATATTGTATTTGCGTAATTACTTTTTCATTTTTGTAAATCTTGAAAGAATGTGTGTCTATCGTATATGTAAAAGTGTAAGTCATAATTAATTCAATTGTGTAGTTGTTTCAAATCCACCACCGGCACCACCGGATCCGCCACCACCCGAATATGTTGGTGTATATGTACCCGCCGTTTGTACGCTAAATGTGATCGCCGTACCACCTATTTCTACCGTTGCCGTTCTTGTAGTACCGGCGGTAGCACTTGCGGTCAATCTTATTTCAAAAGTTTGGTTTGCCGAAATCGTACCGGCACTTGCCGCATTGACAAAAGTACCACCATTTATAGAAACTAAAGCGGAAGAATTACCGGAAAGATTTACTTGTTTTGTACCGGTGAATCCGGATACCGTGACGGTTCCCGAATCTTGCGTAGAACTTGCGGTGGCACCGGTGACGGCGGATATTGAAGTAGGATTAAATGTGACCGTTTCAGCACCAAATCTAACCGCCCTAGCTTTTACAAGACAAGTTGTGGTTGTGTCGGTTGAATCCGCATTTATGAATAAATTAAGCGCCGTATTAGAAGTATGAAAATATGCAAATTCTAAGTGCATAACGGGCAAATCAGCACCATGACCAAAAGCGTCACCGGCATCGTAATATTGATTTCCTTCTTTTATACCGATAGGAAAATATTTTGTGTAAACGGTGGTGCTACCCGATTTTAAATCAATGTGTATAGATGCACCCCTAATTCTATCGCTTTGAGCGTCGGTAATATCAAAAGAAACGGTCCCCATATAAAATCCCGCACCGTCACCGATAGATCCTAAACTAACTTGTGTCATAGTAGAAAAAATATTTACGGTTTGTCCGGCGGTTGCGGTACCTTCCGTTGGTAAAAATAATTCATCTAGTTTTAACAAAGAAGTATTTATAGTTCCGGCGTTCAAAGCACCCGCATTGATGTTTTGTGTACCCGCCGCTAAACTTTGTACTACATTTGCCACGTTTGTTTGTGTTCCGGTAATACTACCCGTTATGTCCGCTTTTGCTACCGAATTTACATTATTGGTATCGTTGGACGTTCCTTGACTTGTGACAACATCGGAACTAGCAAGATCATTATTATTTTCATCAACCAAATTATCATCAAGTTTTGCCCCTACGGTTGCACCCGCTTCTATACCCGCAAGTTTTGTACCGGTTCCCGATTCTAAAGAATCAAGATCTGAAAGACCGACATTTGTTTTGCTAAGTGTTTGTGTACCGGATCCGGCGTTATTTAGACCTAACGTAGTACCACTTAACGACAAAGTAATTTGATTATTTTTTATTGCATTTGGCGCATTGGTCAAATCAAGTTTTACTTGTGCATCATTTGTCACATTTCCTAAACCGACATCGGTCGCCGTAGTTCCAGATCTAATATTTGACACACTTACATTTCCAACATTGCCAAGACCGACATCGGCTTTTGACAAGAATATAGATCCACTTCCGGCATTGTCTAACGATATGTTGCCGTCCGAATCTTTTGACAATGTGACTTGATCATTTTTTATAGCGTTTGGTGCGTTTGTAAGATCCGTTTTTACGGCACCAAGACCCGTAGCGGTCACCGTACCACCACCCGCATTAGAAAGAACACCACCCGCACTAATACTTATTTGACTATTTTTAAGGGCGTTCTTGGCTTGTAAAGATCCACTTGAAACTTCCAAATCACTAGAATTTATTGTTAGATTAGAAAGATCATCTTTTACTTGTGCGTCATTTGTGACATTACCTAATCCAACCATTCCTTTAGAAACACCGGCTACGGTACCGGTAAAAGTCGGATCGGCAAACATTGTAGCTTTAGATTCATTTGTGACGTTGCCTAGACCTACATGATCGGCGTCAACATTAGAATTTAATATTCCGGCGGGTGCGCCCGAAAGATCCGCCCTTACTTGTGCGGCATTTATTACATTACCTAAACCGACATCGCCTTTAGCAAAAGACACACTTCCCGCACCACCACCGGATAGTGATAGCGCACCGGATCCACTTTTTGATAAAGTAATCTGATTATTTTTAAGTGCATTTTTAGCTTGTAAACTTCCGCTTGAAACTTCTAAATCGGAAGAATTTATAGTCAAGTTTGATAGATCATCTTTTACTTGTGCGTGGTTGGTCACATTAGATAAACCAACATCGCTATTATCTAAAGTAATACTTCCGCTTCCGGCATTGTCTAAAGACAAAGCACCGGATCCATCTTTTGAAATTGTTATTTGGTCATTCTTTATAGCGTTAGGTGCGTTGGACAAATCGGTTTTTACTTGTGCGGCATTAAGAACATTGCCTAATCCAACATCGGAATTATCAAAAGAAACATCGCTACTTGACCCGCTACCACCCGTCAATCTAACCGCACCACTTACCTTAGATATGCTTATATCGTCGTTTTGGATTGATTTAGAAGCGTCTGACGGGTCTTGTCCTAACCTTAATCGGTCAAGTTTTGTCCTTTCCGCCGAAGTAAATACATTGACACCGGTTGCCGTACCGTCGTCTAAGGAAAAGTTAAATGCACCTTCGGTAGATCCATCGGCAAAAGTAGTTTTGTTAGGTTTGACGCTAAATGCGTTGCCCGAACCTACTAGATCCGATTCTACTATTTCACCCCTTATATCCGCCGAAGATTTATCTTCTACATTAGATAAATTAATATCAACTTTATCATAAACACTATATGACCCACTTACGGAATCGGTGAAAGCGGAATGTGTACCATTATGCGTTATTGCCCTTAACCAAAAGAAATATGTTGTACCGGCGGTCAATCCGTCCATTTGACCTTGAAAGAATCTTGATACGGCATTTGGTTCACCGTTCATTGTATGCACTAAATTAGTATCGTTGGTCGGCGTAGAATCTACGGTTTTTCTATAAACTTTTATTGCCCTTAAATTACTATTTGATGGGTTGGTCCATTTTAAAAGAATACCAACACGATTACTTGTAGCCGTGAAAGATGTTGGTGCGGCTAAAGAACTAGGATCGGTTATAGCAATATTGACCGGTGTTGTGTAATCACTTGCAACACCATTTAAATCTAAATGTTTGACTTTTACATTATAAGTTTTTCCAACAACTACATTTGGTATCAAAGCCGTTGAAACGCCTTTTCCTACAAAAATATCACCGGTAAAATTTGTGTCCGTAGAAAGTTTATATGCGACTTCCGTACCAATTATTTTATCGCTTTGTATGTTGGTCCAAGATGCTAAAATATCGGCTTTGAAAGTAGCACCTTCAATTTCACTTCTTTGTGATAAAGATAATCCGGTTGGTGCCGATACCGAATAATCACCGCCATCGTCCCCGCCGCCTTCATCAATCGGGTCTTGATAATCACTTGTTGCATAATTAAAGACCGCCGCTTCTACTTCTTTTAGATTTAAACGATTACCAATAATAACGGTATCGCCTTGATTAGAAACTTCAATAGACGATGATATAACTTCAAAAACTTTTTGACTAAATCCTAGTCTTTCATTTGTCACATATACCCAATCATTAGGTTGTAATCTAAAAAATTTAAGACTTGTAAAAAGACTTATAGTGGTGGTTTGCCTTTGACTTAGTAAAGAAATTTTAGCTATTCTTTGTGCCATCGTACCGGAAGTAGTAAATGGCAATTGTACTTCTAACATTTTTTTATAATTCGCCGACGATTCACCCGAAGGTGTGTCATTTGCTAAAAGTGTGGAATCTTCAAAAACAATTCCGTCCACACTATTAAAATTATTATTTTTATCAATATGAATTGGTTTTACGGCATTAAAAAGTTCACCGCTTTGCGGATTGGTTGCTACTTGTACCGCATCTAATAAATGATCATCGGTAATAGTTAAAGACGGTGTTTGTGAAGCACCGGCAAAAATATTAAATTTACCATTTGTATAAGATATTCTTCCGGCACAAGAAGAAAGTAAAACTTCTAAGACCGCACTACCATCGGCGGACATATTGGTAAATCCATTACACGTATATCTAGTTTCGGTTCCGGACGGTGCTAAATTTACGGTTTGATCGCAAACATTAGCCGCCGCCGCAAATCCACCCGCCGTTGTGGCATCGTTTATTTCTTCGTTTCTTGCTTTCAATCCATAAGTAGTATTTGAAATATAATCACGAATACACAAAGCCGGATTATCTGAAAATGCCGTTGCATTGGTTCTAGGATCAAAAACCTTTTTACCTTTTATTTCAAAAGATATTTGTGGTACACCACCACCAAACGCTTCGGCATCAAAAGCCATTTGTATATATACAAAAGCACAATCTTTACCAATATGATTTTGTCCGATACTTGATACTTGGGCGACCATAAATTGATTCGCCGTAGTTTGCGATCCATCTTCAAAAACAAATCTAATAAGCGTTCCGGAATTGTCAAAAGCATTATCGTTATCGGTATTACGGAATTTGGAATTTGTGACTTTAAATACAGTTTCACTATTTATAGTCGTGGTGCTTGTGGTTAGGGTAGTATCATTTATTTTTATTTTTTCTAATGATTGAATTTCGTGACCGGCTAAAACTATAACACCATGAAATATAGAATTATCGGTACCCGAAGTGGACATATGAACGTATGTACCACCAACCCTACATTGACCATATACTATTTGTCTTGGTGTTATTGCACCCCTAGCCGCAAATTTGGCACCAAAATTATCACCACCGGCGGCGCCACCTTTTGACCCCATGCCACCAACAAGACCACCAACTAAGGTAGTTATGAAAGTAAATACCGCCATACCGGTTGCGGTTAATGTGCCGGTAGCGACAAAAGTCAATTGTGTTAAAGTAGCCCCAAAACCAACGGTAGCGGCACCGGCGGTAAATACGATAGCCGCCGCAACTAAAGCGGCTTTGATTACCTTAGACATTTAATCTCCAAGCGTGGGTAATTTCAATTTCTTGTTTACAATGTAATCCGGAATCTTCTACACACAAAGCACCATTTCCATCATGTATAGCACTTATAGAATCGCCATCGCCACCTAATATTTTGAATACAATAAGATCGCCTTTGGTAGCAAAAGGTGGTTGAATCTTGGACCAACCCTTCTTTTTTTTCATGGCATTTTCTATTCCTTGCGCTAATCCTTTGCCATTAGATAATTTATCTATTGCTTTAAATGCTTCTTCTTCGGTTTTCCAATTCTTCCATGATTTAGGTAAAAGGCTTTCACCGGTGATTTTTTTGACTAAAGCATTTGACATACAAATACAGTCCCAAGAACCCCAAGCAAAAGGTTTATTTTTATGCTTGTCTATAAATTCGGCAAAATCAATTTCCCAATCTATTTTCTTTTTCATTATTTTAAAGCTATATTCCTATTTACATTATCATTACGACCACCGCCACCGCCGCCGCCACCGCCGCCGCTAGTATTAGATCTACCCCAAACAATTTCTTTATCTTGTAATGATGCTACTTGATTAAAAAAAAGATCGCCGGTATGTAAAAATTCTTGACTTTCTTTTGTGTTTCTAAGATTAGATGGTCTTTGTAGGTCAATCAATCTATTTTCGGCTTGTATGCTTATTGTAGCGCCTTCCGGCGTATCGTTTACGGTCATTGAAGTCATACGTCCTTTGAATAAAACAATTGTACCGGCGACTTCTAAGGACCCACCCATAAGATAACCAATGAAGCAAGTTATATCCCTATTTTGATAATTTTCCGTCAACGCAAGATTTAGTACGCTAGAATCCATACCCGTTAATGAAACTTGCATACCGGCGGAAGAAAGATCGGAAGATTCTTCGGCGGGTTGCACGGATAGCAATTGTCCGGCACCTAAATAAGTTTCACTATCAAAAGCCAAATCTTCGGTGCCATTCCATACCCTAATAACTTCGGTATCAAATTCCGCTTTCAAAGCAAGAAAAATTTGTTCGTCGTCTTGCCCTAACCTATTTTCTAAATGGGTATTTATTCCCGTTCTTGTAGCCAATCAAATTACCTCCACAACCGAAAAACTAATTCCGTAATTAGAAATCTTGTCGGCTTTCCAATTTACTTCATTACCGGCTAATCTAAATAAACCTTTTGGGTTTGCAAATCTAACAAAATTACCGGCAAAGTTAGTTCTTAATTTTGGTTGTATTGCAACGGAAAAATCGTTTTTATCACCGCTTTGGTTTGTTTCCGTCGCATCTTCGGTCACATAAACTAATTGTATTGGGTCAACGGCGTTGTTTGTTGAACTACCAAGTAAACCTAAATAATCACCTTGTTTAATTGTACCCGTAGCGACGTTTGTGGTCGCACGTAAGGACAATGCTTCGGCACCTTTGACGTTTTGCTTGACCTTACAACTTGCGGTGTTAGATTCGGTTGTAAGGGTGCTATCGGTCACGACAACCGTATTACTTGTGACGGTGGTTATTTTGTGTGTGCCGTTATTTTCTTCATTTGTAGCACCGGTAATATGAATAAAATCACCAACCCTAGCGGCACCAAAAGTAGAAGCGTTTGCGGTCACCGTGCTACCCGAAAAAGAAAGTGTCACATCATCATTATTAATTCTTTGTTCACCTTTTAAAAATGTTCCGTTAAATGTTCCCATATTTACTAAAGCGTCCGGATCCGCAAAATGAAAATTATTTATTGGTCCTTTACAATTCAAAAGAAAACTTTGCCATTGTACGGCTTGTGATCTTCGCATTGGCGGTAAAGAAAAATTGCCTTGCCAAAATACACCGTCAAATTCTTGGTTTCTTTGTTTTCCCGTAAATGGTGAAACCGTAGTTCCAATAGTTCTAAACAATGAAAATTCACTTGATGTAAAGTTTGGAGAACTTGGCATAGTAATAATTTTAGCCACCTGATAACCCCCTTCTAAAAGCGCCACCTCTTGCCGACGCTTCTAGCACCGCACCTTTAGCGACTTCGGCAATTTGCGGCATCATGTTTCTAACTTCCGCCCTTACGGTTGGAACAACGCCGGTTGAAAAATTAATATCTTGTTGTATTACTACCGGTGGTCCACCACCGCCAACCGCATTTCTTGTATTCATAGAATTTAAAAGATTTCCCGTTGTGTGTGGTACAAATATTTCCGGTCCACTTTCACCAACTAAAGTAGGCATATTCATATGAACCCTACCGCCACTTTGACCGGTATCGGTTGTAGCTTTTTTGACTTTCATGCCGTCGGGGCTAAATTGTAAAGTGTCAAAAGTACCCGCACCAAATATACTATTTAAAATTGTGTTCACTACCGCTAACTGCATAAATGTAGCTATTATTTGTGAAACAAGTGTTTTTGTAAAATCACGGAAACTTTCTAAAGCATCTTCACCGTCTAATAAAGATTTTACAAAATCGTTTGTGAAAGAATGTGCGGCTTGTGCAATTGCATCTTGCATATGTTCGGACATTGTTGCGGTTTCTTCTAATTCTTTGGGTACATCAAGTTCCACAAACTCTTTCATACGGTCTAATTCATCATCGGTAAAAAATAAAGCACCGTCTTTATCAACTACGCCTTTGAAGCCCAAGATCATATCTACGGTTTCTTTAAGTTTTTCGGCGGGATCTCTTGAATCTTCAAGAATTTTCTCCATTTTTGAAAGATTAGATATTTGGTCGGTCGTAGCCGTTTTTTGACCTTTTTCATCTAATTCTATGGACTTTTGTTTTTCTTCATTTATTGCTTGAAGCAACCTTATTTCGTGTGTACGTAATTCCTTAATTTCGTCAGCATGATCTTGAAATCGTCTTGTGGTTGACAATTGCAAAGAATCTTTTGTACTTACAACAAAATTCTTTTGTACGTCCATTGCGTCTTTTTGTGCTTGTTTTAACCTAATTATTCTAGCTTGAACTTCTGCCAATAATTCTTTGTCTGTCTTGGCTTCGGTAAGTTCAACTTCGCTATCATCGGCTAATCTGACAAATTCGCCGGATCCTTTTGTTTCACTTATGCCAAGATCCGATAAAGTTCTTTCATTACGCAAATCACGTAGCGCCCTAGATATAGATTCGGCAATGGAAGTCATACGATCCGCCATTCGTTTTAGCATATCGCCTATGCCGGATTTAAATAATTCGTCGCCTAAAACTTTAAATGCAATTTGCATATTGGACGCTTTAGTAGATAGGTTGTCCATTTTGGACATCATTGCACCACCAAAGTCCCTTTCAAGAACTTTTAATAATCCTTCTTGGATAATTCTTGATCCTTCCGCCGTTTGACCAAAAGTAGAAAGTTCGGTTCTTGATTTTCCTATTTCTTTTTCTAACCTACCGAATATATCAATACCCCTATCGTTGATTCGGTTAAGTTCTACAAGTGAAGCACCACCGGCGGCGGATCTTTGGAAGAATGTAATTAAGGCTTCAAAAGTACCTTTTTGGTCCGTAGCAATAGAAGCGGTATCCGCAAAAGTTTGAAGCATTTTTACGGTAGGTTCTATACCCGCACTTTTTAAACCTATAAATGCTTTTGTGACATCATCTATTTGGAATGGTGTTGTTTGTGCGAATTGTGTGATTTCCGCAAGTGCTTTATCCCCCGCTTGTGCGCTTCCAAAAACAATATCTAAAGAATCTTTAAGATCTTCAAATACCATACCGGCTTGTGCGACTTTGTTAAGTGCGGTACCAATACCGGCAACGGCGGCGGCGGCGGCTAACGCTTTACCTTTTATACCGGCTAATGCACCGGCGGTAGCGGCACCGGTGGCTTTTGCTTTACCGCTTACACCACCAAGATCGCCTTTAAGCCTACCTAAAGCCGCATTAAGGCTTTTGGTATCCGCCTTGATCCGTACTATTAAACTATCTAATTCCGTTCCTTGTGCCATATCTAGTCGGGGTATAATTCCATAAGTTCTTTCATTCTATCGGACGTCATTGGTTCGGGTTTTTCGTCGGGTCCGGCGTGAAATTGTTTAAATCCGCTTACGGCAAAATAAACTTCTTGTGGTGATAATTGCCAAAAATCAATAGGTCGCATACCCATCATTCCTACGCAAATTTTATAAAAAAGTGACCAATCTATTCGGTCATTACCGGTCATTTGTCGGGATTTTTTTTTACATCTGAATCTTCATCAATGTCGGTTAAGGCACCGGCAACCATTTCGGCTACCTTGACCGTTGCTTTTGCAATGCCTTCTTTGGTCAATAGTTCTTTGATTTTGGCTTCGTTAAAATCATTGCCACCACCACGAAGGGCGTGTAAAAGAATGACAATAAGCCAATTTATGCGTACACGTGCATTAGTAAGATCCGTCACGATCTCTATAATTCCAAGACCTAATTGCGTTTCTATCTTGACTAACGCATCAATTGTTAATCTAGCTTTAAGTGTTTCACCACCTATAACTAATTCTACTTCACCCGCTAGTGGATTCATCATCTGATTTCTTCTCCTTTTCTTGACTTGCACCTGCAAGATTAAGACTTACCATTGCACCACCTAATATTCCGTGTGAATGTAAGACTTTCATTTCTTTATTATCTACTTTGATAGAATCGCCAACTTCGGCATACGGCATTTCAAGAACATTGTCCTCTAATCTACCGTCTAATGAAACTTTGCCTACTTTAACTTTTACTTGTTTCCAAGCCATATTCTACCCTTATTATAATGCCGCATATGTAATATAACCGGCTGATTCAAAACTCATTGAATAAGTCACTTCCCCATTATGTTCACCCGCATATTCAAGCGAAGTAATTTGGAAAGCACCTGTCAATTCCCCGAAATGTGGGATCTTAAATCTAAAGTTAGTAAAAGCCGCCGTGTTTGCGTTTGTTCCATCGGTAGTATTTTGTTGTGCGAAAAAATCCGCCCTTACATTTTCTTCCGTTGCGGAATCTGTAAACACACCACTTGCGGTTATGGATACACTATTCATACCCGCACCCGCTAATAATGCACGGTGTCCTAAACTATCTTTATTGGTTATATCTACGGATTCGTCATTCAAAGTTATTGTTGTTGATCTAAGACCACCAATTGTCACATAAGTAGATCCGGTGGTATTGACCAACAAAAGCATATCTAAACCTTTTTGTGCCGCCATAGTTTTTCTCCTATAAAATTAGCTTCCTAATATTATTGCACGGAATCTCATAACACCATGTCTTGTAATTCCATCTGGATCTCTCATTATGTCACTAAATTCAAATCTAAGGTTAATTAAATTAAATCCCGTGACTGTTAGATTAATATTGTGAAGCAAATCGTGTATCTTGTCCATAATTTGCTTCGTTTCTTTTGATCCTTTGTATTGTGACCAAACATGAATATTTACGGTAAAGTCGCCGCCTTGTATATCTTTAACACTAAAATCTACCGCCGTTTCTTCACCTAATACGATATATGGATAACTTGCACTTTGCGGCACATCATCAAAAACACCACAACTTAAATCGCTTGTGACGGCGCTTACATTCAATGCGGAAAAGATTGCTTGTTGTAATGGAAATTGACCTATACTCATTTTTTACCTATCCCCCTAAATGCACCCCTTCTTCTAAAAATACGTTTTATTTTGCTTTTATTTTCTTCTAACGTAGGGAATAAAAATGGTCTAGGTTGCATTTTAGTAGTACCAAATTCTAAAGATTTTGCGTATGGTGCCGACGCTATTATTGATCCTATTGCACCACCACCCGCCATTGGTCTAACTTCTATATTAATATTGTTTTTTAGTTCGCCCATAAAAGTAGCCGGTGGATCAAAAGGTCTTGATGCGGTACCTTCTATTCTTTGACCATTGAAATATCTAACATATGGTTCGCCTTTACCTGCTTGATTAAGTTTCTTTACAACGTTATTTTTTACCATATTTACCGCCGTCAACATTCTTTTTTGCATTACGGCAGATCTTTGTATTCTAGTTAATTTATTAATTAGACCGCCCGTACCTTCAACCCTAAAATCAAAATCACCCTTTGCCATTAGCTTACTTCCCCCTCATTGCAAACTAATTTATAGAAACGATCCCTTTCATCAACATTTATTATTTGACGAATATTGAATAATCTATTTTCGTATTTGATTCGGTATGCGGTAGAAATATCGCTTCTATGACGGATAAATATGTTGTGTGTGGTCCTATCTTGGACCTTGCCTTGTCTATATTGTTCCGCCCCACTTTGCGGTCTTATATCGGCGAATATTTGCGCTATTGTGCTATATGATTGTGACCTACCACCACCACCGTCGGCGGTGTCAGTAGCTTTTTGCAAATCTACTTTATATCTTAATCTTCCAATATTTGTAGCCATTAGCCAACGGACATCAAGCTAGAAGATCCCAACCCTTTATGTATGACATATGGTGCATACAAACTTTTTAACATTGGTGGGTAAGGATTTTTCGCTTCGTACATATCCCCTCTATGTTCGTATAAATGCGCTATATGTTGCAAAATACCTAATCTAATTGGTTCGGGTATAGAATACACGGAAGAATATCCGGATACATATTGTACTTCTATTGCATTTGCTACACGTAAAGCGGAAGGAAAAGTCTCACCGGTTCTAAGTACAATTCTTGCCGGTTCCCTTGCATTATCAAGATAATATTTACTTGCGGCAAAAACCGTTTCTACGTCGCTATCACTAAATGTTTTGACGTGTGTAATAGAAATCACCGGTCCTTTTGCTAAGACTAAATGATTCTTGTAATAATTTAAATATGGTCCTTGTCTTACGCCTTCCCATAATGGATCTTCCATTTCATCTACGGAATCCCAAAATTGTTGAAATGTAGTAGAAACCAATGTTCTACCCATATGTTCTTCGGCGAATCTTCTTGCGGTTTCTATCAATGGTCGTAAAGTTCTTTCATCGGTAGAATCTTCAACCCTTAGATATTCTTTGACTTCTTGTAGTGTGACGGGTTCTTGTGCCGGTTCGGTATGTACTTTTATGCCACTCATAAGACCAACACCCCTACTAATTGTGATCCAATGATTAGAATATATATACCCCAAATCATTTGCTCTAGGCGGACAAATTTAGCGGCACCGGTATTTAAACGATCTTCAATTTGCTTATAACGTAAAGCACATATTTCTTCGTGTTGATCTATTCTATTTTTTGCCGTCTTTCTTGTTGCCATCGCTTTTCTCTTGAATCAAAGTTTCTTCCGAAAGTTCTTTTCTAATTTTTTGAATTAGACTTTCTTCACTTTCTTTCAATATCAAGTAGTCAACCGATTGTTTTTGTAGATCTTCTTGCACTTTTCCTAAAAGGAAAAAAGCCCTTTGACCATCATCGGAAAATTTATCTACTTCATATTCATTCGTAGAGCCGTCTGGCATTTCTTCCCTAAATAATTTTTTTCTATCTTCGGACATTTTTAGATTGTATCACCTATATACCTACATGACCATATTGTCAAACTATACTTTACACCGGCTTTCAATGGCAAACATTCGTGACCATGCGTGACCGCACTTGGAAATAATATACACTTTCCAACGGGAATATCTTTGTTTGAAATGCCTTGTCTTGGATATATAAGTTCCGCACCTTCATAATCATCATTCAATTTTATAGATCCGGTGACCAAACTTGCGTCGTGGTGTAAAGCTAATTTGACTTGTGTATCCATTGCATATCGCATTACAAATCCGTCCCTTAGACCATACATAAGCAACGGTTTCCAATATCTTTCTACCAACGGCACTATTTCGGCTTCCCAATGCTTTTCTAGTTCTTCCCATAATCCTAATTCTTTCATACGGATCTCTTGTGCCGGAAATTTGTCATATTCTAAAGATCCCCAACCACCATGCTTATCCGCTATTTCAATAAGCCTTTCACATTGTTCTTGCGTCATAAAATTACATACAAGCATATCTTTTGTAAGATATTCAATTTGGTTATAGTGCGGTATAAATAATGGTGATGATTGTGGATAAAATTCATCATATAAAGAATTAAATTTTGGCATTGCGCTTTCGCCACCGTTTCCATGATAAATACATGGACAAGTATTGGTTTCGGGATTGTTTAATTGATTGCCTAGCTTTTGTGTATTGTCAAAGTTCGTTTGAAATATATAACATTCATAATCTATTGATATATCGTATTTTTTAGATAAAAAGCATTTGTGAACATATAATTGATCATCGTCGTCGTCGGCTATTACGTGATCATTAAAAAGCCTTTTTAGTTCACCAACCCTACCAACATATGTACCACTATTAATATATTTAAATTGTGTTGGTGCATCGGGAAATTGATCGGCTAGTTTTGGATCCGGATAGCAAAACAATTCACCACTAAATACTATTTCACTATCCATTTGAATAAATCTTTCATGTATTGTTTCTAAATCATCGGCATAAAAAACGTCATACGCGTCGGTGAAAACAACTACATCTTCGGATCTTTTATCTTCAAGCCATTTTTTCATCAAATTTATTTTCATGCCGCCACCCATGAAAGACATATCCGTACCTTTCCAAATAACATTTGTACCAATGTTTTCTATATCTACATTGTGAAATGTTGCGCTTGTATTTAGCTTAGAACACTTTTTTCTATCCGTGCCACACGTGACGGCGTGTATTTCGTAATTTCTAAATTCTTTACTATCTTCTATATCCGAAGATGAAATGTCCCTTGATATTTGATTACAAGCGTCTTGACGCAACGCAACAATATTCAATTTGCCTTTTCTTATTTGTTCCGGTAAAAATTCGTCAACGGGAATAAAATCTTTGTAATCTACCGCATCAACTAATTTTTGTGCGGCATTAGGTGTAATTTTATATGCCGTCATATTATAGGGATAATATGGTACTTCTAATTTATCATCTATGACCGTAGTAAGATCCGGTTCATTTTCGTTTCTTTGTAGGTAAACAAAATCATAATCTAGCGATTCAAAATAATCTTCGTCCCAATGATTATTAATTAGCGCATCATCTTCCATAACAATAATAGGTTCGTTCAAATATATACATCTATTCCATGCGCCAATATGGGAAAGAAAACAAGCGACTTCATTTTGTTGTAATGGTCTATTTTTATATGGATCATGCCAATATTTCCTAGATTCTATAAATCTAAAATTCTTTTGTTTACCATCAATAGCTTCAAGATATTCAAAGTCACTAAGACCATTTGTTTGAAATGAAACTTTACGGTCCGGACGTCTTAGAAGCGATATAACGACTTTTTTCATACTATGGCATACATATCGCTATGTTCGGTGTAAACAACGTATCCATGACGTTCTAAGAACGCCCTAGCATATACATCGTCTATATGTGCGTGTTCTATTTTGATAAATGTTGGTTTTACGTTCCAAGAATAGCTTTCTAGGATATTCATTTCATGTCCTTCGGTATCAATCTTCAAATAATCAATTTTTTCAAAGCCACGTTCCTTATATTTAGAAATTAGGCTATCAAGTGTCATACATTTAACTTTGTACTTCTTTTCTATGAAATCTTTGTTGTTTTCAAGGTCAAATAGCCTTTCTCCCTTATGATTGTCCGAAATAACGCTAGATATGCCCCTACGCCATAATCCTAGCCCCCTAGACCCCTTAGAAGTGTCCATTGCTTCCGCAAAATCTACTTCACCGTTAAAATCGCTTATTGCTACCGGTTCTATGTATAAATTATGTCTATATGGATTATCCATGACAAGTTTTTCTAAATTATTGCGATATTTGTCCGCCGGTTCGCACATAATACCTTTCCAATCGCCGCTAGTGATTAGATCTATATTTGTTTCAAAATCACAACTTCCTATTTCTATAAATATCTTTTTCATTTCCATTTTGGACCTTCTACCCATGCTACCAACGATTTTCTAACGCCTTTTTTTACATTTGTCACTTTATGTCTAATCGGCGATGGAAAAACTAATATTGTTCCTTTTTGCCTTAATGATTTTGCACTTGGCGGATCATATTGGGGATCAAGTATAAAATCACCACCTTCATAATCATTAGAATCACTTAGTTGTATTGTAATACTTAATTTCCTATCAAAAGTAGAAGAATTGCCCCAAAAGGTATCAAAATGCCAATCGTAATGACCATCATCTTTGCCATCATAAATTGTATATTGAATATCATAAATATCACTTATATCTACACCAAACGCATAACGATTAGCTTGATTTGCATAATAATATAAAAGATTAGAAATAAATTTAGATCCTTCGTCTAATGGATCTATCCATCGGACAATAGATCTTCTTATATGTGAATTGACTTGACCGTCGGCACCAAGACCGGTTTGTGCTTCATGTGGTTTATAAAGTTCACACTCTTGGATTATTTGATTTATTTTTTCGTCCGACAATTCGGATTCCCACATTTGCCATATGGCTTTCATAAAACACCTCTTGGTTCGTCAAAGTATAGCATATAAAAAAAATTAAAAAAAAGTTGATAAAAGTGTTGACATATATTCCAATATGACATATTCTGTAATAGTAATTTAATAAAACGGAGAAAATAAAATGGAAAATTACTTAACAAAAAGAGAATATACCGGCGCTAACGTAGATACTTTACTTGAAGCCGGATACGAAGAAGGCGACGCATTTGTCACTTTCAAACAAGCCCTAAAACTTGACGGTGTAAACGGCAAGAACTTGAAGGGAATTAGAAAAGCCGCAACTTTGTTTTTCTTCAAAGAAAAAGAAGATAAAGAAACAGGTGAAGTTGTGAAAGAAAAAAAATACTTTAGCGTCTTTGATGTAAGGGAAGTATTTGCAACCGTAGAACTAAACAACAAGAAGGTAGCCTAATAAGCTACCTTCTTTTTTATATGAATATAGATAACGAAAAACTTTTTGAAGCATTAGATAGAATTGCATATGTAAATCGTGAAGGGAACTTTGCTATGCTACCGGAAGATATGGAAGATGAAATGCCATTTCTTTTAAGTCAATTGAAGAAACAACTTAAAAAGGCAATTGACGATTATACAAGTAAACCGGAAAACGAAGAAAGAACACAATTCTACGGATTAGCGGAAAAAATATAATTAAGGACACTTGGCGGTGAAGTTCGCTTGACCGCCACTTAGATTACTAACATTAAAAGTACCGGAAATAACATAGTTAAAAACCGTAAGACTGTTTTGTGTTGATTTAGTTGGTGTCGTACTTGAAAAGTCAAAAGCCGTATTGAATCCACCATTCGGTGAAGTATTTTGTTGATTCCATGTGCCGTCGGGTCCGGTTGATGAAAATGATAATAGATTATTATTACCCCTAGCTAAAACATCAAGACCCGAACTTATTGAACTTGCGCCCGTACCGCTAAAAACTAAGCGGAAGAAAAAACTAAAACTTACCCCTACCACAAGTATCGCTTCGCAACTTACATTTGAACCTATTTGCGATGTTGAACCATAATTGTTATTTATTGGTATTGCACTTGTTGTATATGTAGTTCCTTCGCTTAACGCAGATCCTATTTGTGTGCCTGTAATTATATTGGTAGAAGCCGCCGCCAATCCCGCCGACGTAGCATAACCGGTATATAAAGTCGTCACTTGAGTTTTTAAAGATGATGTAGAGTGCGACGCTTGTCCAACCGCCACATTAGCAAATATACTTCTAAAATCCGACATTGAAACTTGATCACCCGTGTTTGGAAAATCCGTATGTGAATAGGATAATGGTGTGCCGGTATTTGCATTAACGCCGGTACCCGAATCGTTGGCTACGGTTCCCGTTTTCCATGTTGGGATTCTTGACATATGCTTTTGATCCGTCATTTTGACATTGCTTTTGCTAGAAGTAGAAGTGTCAAGTGTGTCCACGATTCCCGCAAAACTTGGTCCTAGTTGTCTTAAATGTGCCATCAAAAATCCTTTATTGGTAATTTATGTTTAATAAATGTAATGTCCGTTTCATGTCCTTCATAATTATATGTTTTCGTCATTTCTTCCATAGTCATTGAATGTCTATCTACGTAATTTTCAATATGTTTATAGCTATTTGGATTTTGTAAAATGAAAGCTATTTTTGATCCTTGCGTAATAATATTGACGATGTAATTACAACCATTGTTTTTGACAAGACTATAAAATGCTTGACCGGCGGCGTCACTATATAGCCAAACTTTAGAACCACTTGGATCGTTGCCAATAAAAGTATTACAAACAATTAATTCTTCGCCATCTTTAATACAACACTTCAATTCTAAAAGATGATCGCCTACACATCTTGCCATCATTCTATAATCTCTATCTTCATCGTGTACCGTGTTAGGATCTACGTAAGCGGAAAATTTGTTTAGCCAATAATTGTATTTCATGGCGTCCGATAATGAATCGGCAACCATATCGGTATTTGTTTGATCAAGAATATATTGATAATCTACGGTGTTAAGATCCATATGTGGCTTTGAATCATAGTAAAGGCGTTCAAAAGCACCCGAATCTACATAACCTAAAAATTCATCATGGCTTAAAAATCTAGCGGTGTGGCTCATTTGTTTTCTAACTTTCTTATTCTTTCTTCTAAGTCTTTATATCCATCAAGATCTTCTAATCCTTTTGGTGCGTGTGAATCAACCGCCAATTCTTTGATTGCTTCAATAAGTAATGGCACCAACTTATCATACCAAACGGTTAAGTATTCGCCATCAATAGGCGCTTCGGTCACCGCTTCCGGCATAACTTTTTCTACTTCTTGTGCGCTTACCCCGACTTGTAATCTTTCATTATCATAGCCTAATTCTTTAGCTTCTTGATTTTCGGTGAAGTAGTAGCCGTTCAATTGCATTACTTTTTCAATAGCGTTCTTGATAGTGCCTTCAAAGTCTTTAAGGCGTTCATCTGAATAGTACGCCGTAATATTATTGGTTGCCCTAATTTCACCGGAAGTACCACTTGCGTTTGTTCCAATACCAAGACTATTGACACGTAAATTTGTTGAATTACCAATACTTGTTCCCGCCGGACCGGTTGGACCCGTAGGACCGGTTGGACCGGCACTACCTACACTTCCCGTAGGTCCGGTAGGACCGGTAGGTCCTGTTGGACCCGTTCCACCATTAGAACCGGCTTGACCTTTCTGACCTTTTTGACCCGTTGACCCCGTAGAACCACCGGCACCCTTTTGACCCTTTTGCCCTTTCGCACCTGTCGGTCCGGTAGGTCCGGTTGGTCCCGTTGGACCCGTTGCACCCGTTGGTCCTAAACCACCATCATTACCTGTTCCACCCGTAGGACCCGTTGGTCCGGTTTGTCCTTTTTGTCCTTTCTGACCTTTTTGTCCGGTAGATCCCGTTGATCCACCCGCACCTTTTTGACCTTTCTGACCTTTTGCGCCCGTAGGACCGGTTGGACCCGTTGGTCCGGTTGAACCTTGTGGACCGGTAGGACCTTGTGGACCCGTAGGTCCCGTTGGTCCGGCTACGCCTTGTGAACCCGTGACACCTTTTTGACCCTTTGATCCGGTAGGACCATTTGGTCCGGTTGGACCCGTAGGTCCTGTTCCGCCGGTAGGTCCGGTACTACCAACGCTACCCGTTGTACCCTTTTGTCCTTTAGAACCATTTGAACCATTTGATCCGGCGGGTCCTGTCGGTCCGGTTCCACCGGTTGCACCCGTCTGACCTTTTTGTCCTTTTTGTCCGGTTGGACCGGTGCCACCCGTAGGTCCGGTTCCACCCGTATTACCGGTTTGTCCTTTCTGCCCTTTTGATCCGGTTGGACCGGTTGGTCCTGTCGGACCGGTACTTCCGGTACTTCCGGTAGTTCCTTTTTGTCCTTTACTACCCGTTGGTCCGGTTCCGCCCGTTGGACCGGTACCGCCCGTTGGACCCGTCGGTCCGGTTGATCCTGTACTACCCGTAGTACCTTTTTGTCCTTTTGAACCATTAGATCCATCATTACCCGCCGGTCCGGTAGGTCCGGTGCTTCCGGTAGATCCGGTTTGTCCCTTTTGACCTTTTGCACCCGTGCTTCCGGTTGGTCCGGTAGGACCGGTAGGACCGGTTGATCCGGTGCTTCCCGTTGTACCTTTTTGACCTTTTGATCCATCAGAACCCGCATCGCCGGTAGATCCGGTTGGTCCGGTATTTCCGGTTTGACCTTTCTGACCCTTAGATCCATTTGATCCATTAGATCCACTTGGACCGGTTGGTCCGGTATTACCGACTTCGCCCTTTTGACCTTTTGATCCTGTTGGTCCCGTACCGCCGGTTGGTCCCGTAGAACCCGTAGATCCGGTATTACCGGTTTGTCCCTTTTGTCCCTTATCGCCTTGTGATCCTTGCGGTCCGGTTGGTCCTGTTGGTCCGGTAGATCCCGTACTACCGGTGGTACCTTTTTGCCCCTTGTCACCATCGCCGCCGGTTGGACCCGTTGATCCGGTAGGTCCCGTTGATCCCGTATTACCCGTTTGACCCTTTTGACCTTTATCTCCGCCTTCGCCTTTTTGACCTTTTGAACCCGTTGCACCCGTTGGACCTTGTATTGATCCGCCACTAACAAAACTAGATCCATCAAATATATGTAATGAATCGTCGGCTTGAACTATATATGCGTCACCTTTTGTATTTCCGGAAGATGGTAAATCGTTTGTTGTGGCAACTTGCCCTTCCATTGTAATACCGGTACCGGTTGAACCCGTAGGTCCCGTTGGTCCCGTTGGACCACTTCCACCGGTTTGACCTTTTTGTCCTTTGTCACCCGTTGAACCGGTAGGTCCGGTAGAACCCGTTGGACCCGTAGAACCGGTATTTCCCGTTTGACCTTTCTGCCCTTTATCACCGGTAGCACCCGTAGGACCGGTAGAACCCGTCGGACCGGTGCTTCCTGTATTTCCGGTTTGCCCCTTTTGTCCTTTATCGCCATCGCTACCATTTGATCCGGAAGGACCCGTATTTCCTACTTCACCTTTTTGTCCTTTAGAACCGGTAGGACCCGTACCCCCTGTCGGACCGGTAGGACCCGTACTTCCGGTACTACCCGTTGAACCCGTAGTTCCTTTTTGACCTTTGTCGCCTTGTGAACCGGTAGATCCGACTTCACCCTTTTGTCCCTTACTACCATTACTTCCATCATTACCGTCGCTTCCGGCGGGACCGGTTGGACCGGTTGGACCTGTATTTCCGGTCTGACCTTTTTGACCTTTACTACCGTCACTACCATCATTTCCATCGTTTCCACTTGGACCGGTAGGACCATTTGGACCGGTAGCACCGGTTTGACCTTTTTGTCCCTTAGAACCGTCCGAACCATTACTTCCGGCGTTTCCTTGTGGACCCGTTGGACCACTAGGTCCGGTGTTTCCTGTTTGTCCTTTTTGACCTTTATCTCCTTGCGGACCGGTTGGACCTTCACTACCGGTTGAACCCGTGTTTCCGGTTGTACCCTTTTGACCCTTATCACCGGTTGATCCCGTCGGACCCGTTGGACCATCGGGACCGGTAGGACCGGTATTTCCTGTATTACCGGTGGTTCCCTTTTGACCTTTATCACCGGTGACGCCTATCTCACCTTTTTGTCCCTTTGAACCCGTAGATCCGGTTGTTCCTTTTTGACCCTTATCGCCGGTGCTTCCTGTATTTCCGGTAGGACCCGTCGGACCGGTAGAACCTACTTCCCCTTTTTGACCCTTACTACCATCGGAGCCGTTATTACCGGTTGGTCCGGTAGGTCCGTCCGGTCCCGTAGGTCCGGTAGTTCCTATTTCACCTTTCTGTCCTTTATCACCGGCAATACCTTGATTTCCTTGTGTGCCTTGTGGTCCACTTGGTCCGGTTGATCCGGTCTGTCCTTTCTGACCTTTATCACCATCGGCGCCGTCCGTACCATTTGTACCGGCTTGACCTTTTTGACCTTTATCACCATCGGATCCATCATTACCATCGGAACCCGCACTACCCGTCGGTCCCGCCGGACCGGTTATTGAATTTCCTTGTGGACCGGTTGCACCCGTTTGACCCTTTTGTCCTTTTGCACCATCGGTTCCATCATTACCATCATTACCCGCCGCACCGGTAGATCCCGTTTCACCTTTCTGACCTTTGTCACCGGTTATTGATTGTCCTTGTTGTCCTTTTTCACCTTTACTTCCATCTGATCCATCATTACCGGCGGGACCTTGATTACCGGTAGTTCCTTGTGGACCGGTTGGTCCGGTAGGACCGGTGGATCCTTGCGGACCGGTTGCACCGGTAGATCCGGTAGTACCTTTCTGACCTTTATCGCCTTGAACACCTTGTTCACCCTTTTGTCCTTTTGATCCGGTGTCACCAATATCACCGGTTCTAGCAAAAGTAGCTAATAGATCTTCGGCGTCACTAAACGAAGTCGCGCCGCTTAAATAAGCAACCGGAACTTTAAAATATCCACTTGCTTCGGTGATACCACCACCAATTTGAAATAGTGCAAAATCGGCGGCATTTAATTTGTTAGATATTCTTATATGACCTTTTACGGTACTTGTAGAATCATCAATAGTTCTTAGGAATGTTTGTATATCCGTAGAACTTTGATCTTCGTCGTCTATAAATAAATTTGTTGCACTAGAAAGATTGGCATTGTTGAATTTAAGTTTGCCGCTTGTTGGGTCGCTATCGGCGGTATTTGTAGAAAATACATAATTAAATGTTTGACCACCAAAAGATCCTTCTTGACCCTTGACGCCTTTTTGACCCTTTTCACCTTTACTACCTTGTGGTCCCGTCGGTCCCGTAGATCCTTGTGGACCCGTACTTCCGGTATCACCGGTCGTACCCTTTTGTCCTTTATCTCCGGTAGATCCGGTATTTCCCGTTGGACCCGTTGGTCCTGTATTACCGGTATTACCCGTTTGTCCTTTTTGACCTTT